CCGACACCTCCGACGCCTCCGACACCTCCGACACCTCCGACGCCTCCGACGCCTCCGACGCCTCCGACGCCTCCGACGCCGCCCACACCTCCGACGCCACCTACGCCTCCGACACCGCCCGAAACACCCACACCGACGACTCCAACCCCGACCCCGACGACTCCAACTCCGACCCCGACGACTCCAACCCCAACTCCGACGCCAACTCCTACACCACGTTCTGGGGGTATAATCGCAACATCAGCGCCATCAGGCGGTCAAGCAAAAACAGCCTCGATGGACGAGTTCTGGCTTGGCGGTAAATTCAAAAAAGGACTTAATCCTTTGAAAGGTTTTGAATACCTTCTTGCAGCGGGTTCACCGTATTCTGACCAGTTGCAATCATTGATCGAAGCCGTCAAGGATTCGGGTCCAACGCTGACTGCGGAACAAGCCGCGAAACTAGCTTCGGAAGCACCGCCCGACCCGACTTATTCGTACTACACCTACGGAACGGAACCAACCGTTAACGTCGTCACGACTCGTTTAGCCAAAGGTGGTGATGTGGCCTCAGCGATGACTTCGCCGCTGATGGCTGCCTATGGCGGTGTACCACACAAGGGTTCGCATTATGTGCAAGGTGCAGGTGGCGGTCAGGACGATCTGATTCCAGCGCGGCTAGCGGACGGGGAATACGTGTTCGATGCTGAGATCGTTGCGGCGCTCGGTGATGGTTCGAACAAAGAAGGTGCCAGAAAACTCGACGCAATGCGAGAGGCCATCAGGAAGCACAAACGCTCAGGGCCATTGAACACAATACCTCCTAAAGCCAAGTCGCCATTGGCCTATCTGAAAGGAATCAAATAATGGGCTTGACCGTAGGTGATCCATTACCGAATATCACGACTACCAAAACCACAGGGACGCAAGGACCGGATTGGTACAATGATTATCTGAAAAGTCTTGCCACACCAGGCACCGACTTACTTAAGCTCACGCCGGATCAGATGGTGGCGGGTTTTGATCCGCTGCAGCAAAATGTGCTCGATACTGCCAAGGGCGCATTGGCTGGTTACGATCCGCTAATGACTAAGGCTGGCACCACTGCTGAAGAGGCTGCAAAAGGGATTACCCCTGAGTCGATCCAGCGGTTCATGAATCCGTACGAGACAAGCGTCACCCAGGAGATGGCTCGTCAGTCGAATCAGAACTTCCAACGCAACATGATGCCTGCTCTGACAGGTCAGTTTGTCGGAACTGGAGGTACAGGCAGTCAGCGTCAGCTCGGCGCTCTTGGGCAGATGACCGCTGACGTAAACCAGAACCTGACTGGTGCTATCAATAAGTCTTTAGCGGATGCGTATGGCAGTGCAGTCTCCACTGCTGGAAAACAATCCGACCTTCTCAGGCAAGGGGCTGAAACTGAAAAGGGTGTTGCCACATCAGACCTCGACAGCGCAATCAAACAGCTGGCTGCGCAATACGGGTACGGCGAAAACGCGCAAAAACTCGCTCAACAAAAGATCCTTGCGCCACTCTCAGCCGCGACCACTGCTGGAAACGTGTTCGCTAACCTCAAAGTCCCGAGCACTGTTTCTGAAACAGCCAATGCGCCGATTCCAGGTGCGTATTCTACGCCGCTACTATCTCAAGTGACGGGTTTGGGTTCTCTGTTCACTTCACCCACAGGCGGCACGAGTCCAGTTACCGGGTTGACGAATTGGCTGTTTGGTACTCCACCTGCAAATCAAACAGGTAGCACGGGGGGAGTTTTGGGTGATTTGAGGTCTTGGTACAACAGCAATTTCAACACCTCGACGACAAGCCCATTTGGTGGGGGTGATTAATTATGGCTGAAGAAACCTCATCCAGCTCTGAATCCGAAGGTGGGTACAGCCCACTGCTAGCCAAAATGCTCAATGTCAGCCCTGAAACGGTTGGCAATATTAGTCTTTCCGGTCTTGGGCGGCAGATCGTAGGGTCAGAGTCAGCGGAGTACAAGAAAAAACTAGCCGAAGTCAACGACGCTCAGAATGCGATGATTGCCACGCTTGAGTCGCGCAAAAATCGTATCGACCCCGGTGCTTTGGCGTTGGCTGCTGGATTCTTCGCCCCTACCAAAACGGGCACATTCGGTGAGAATCTTGGACTTGCACTAGGCAATCTCAGCAAGGCTCAAGAACAAGAGTCTGCCGGTGCGGCGGGGGCTGCAAAAATGCGGTACGAACTCGCCAAGAGCGGTTTGGCTGACGAAGAGACGATGGCCAAATTGGGTCTGTCGGCTGTTAAGAGTTTGACGCCAAAACTGACCAAACTTCAGCAGCAAGTGATGGCCGAGGGATTGGATCCCAATTCTGTCCAGGGACGGCAGCGACTCGTGCTGCTGCAGTTTCTTGAAACTGCTACTCCTGACGTTAAAGAGTACTTCTACTCAACAGGTAGGTTGCCTGAAGGTGTCGCAATGCCACCGTCTGGCGCACCAACGGCTCCTGCAGAAATGGGCGCACCTGCGCCATCCGGTGCGCCGCCAGTTGCACCATCAGGCTACGGTGCTTATGCGCAACAGAAACGGTTAGAGTCTCAAGCTACGCAGGAGATGAAAGAGTTCGCAGCGATGTCTGGTTTGAGTTTGTCTGACCCGAGTTTTGCAACCAAGTTCAGCGCATACAAAAACAACAAAGACTTGATCCCAGTCGCTGCACGGATGGGGCTGAATGTCGACAATCCTGACGATGCAGCGAAAGTTCGTGCAGAAATGCAACGCGCCGAGTTCATCAAAACGAACCCTGAGGTTGCTAAAGCACTCGCGACTTTTGGCGGCGACCCGCTCAAACCTGCAGATCTGCAAAAAGCCCAGACCATGCTCACTTCTGAACGAGCAATGGAAAGCAAGGGGGATTTGAAAAAGTACTTGCTCTCGTTCAACGGAGACCCGAATAAACCAGAGGACCTGCGCAGAGCGGCACAGATGCTCAAAGACGATCTGGCTCTGGAGCGCGAATCCAAAACGCAGACCATCAAAACTGCAAAGCTGCAAGCTGCTAGGCTCGGTCAGGAGGTCAACGAAAACGCTCGCGTTGGAAACGTGGCGGGGATTGCCGCAGCAGCGCAACGCGCGGGGGTGCCTTTCGAACCGTTGAATCTTCCTCCCGGCACCACGCAAAAAGAATTTGCAGCGATGCTCACAAAGCAACGGGAAGAGGCAAACAAATACATAACAGAGAACATCTCACCTTACGTCAACACAATTGACCAGGACATCACGGATCTAGAGCGCGCAAAAGCGTTGAATCAAAAGCTGACCGACGTGGGTAGTTTGTCTTTCCAGATCCCTGGAATTTCAACACTTGCCAAAGCCAGAACAGGCAAAAAGGCTGAGTACGAAGAGTTTGACGCGCTGGCTTCCAAAGCCGCTGCTCAGAACAAAATCCCCAACAATCCGAGTGTGTCTAACGCTGACTTGAGATTCATGCAGCAGGGTGTGTTTGGTTCTGAGAAAGAGCGCTCATCCAACGACACAATCATCAATTTCATGCTCGAGCAGCGTAGGCGCGACAAAGACTACTATCGGTTCATGAGCAACTACGCTGCAGTGAACGGGAAGCTCGGCCCCACTGCAAACCGAGCTTGGCGAGATTACGTCGACGCCAACCCAATCACCGTGCGTGATAGCAAAGGCGCCATCATTCTGAACCCGAACCGGGTAACTTCAGAGCAGTTCTACTCCATGCCTGTGACTCGCTACGATGCAAATGGGAGGCCAATCCAGTGATCACCAAAATCGTGAATGGTGAGAGGCTAGAGTTCCCTGACGGCACTCCGCAAGCGGTTATCAATCGCATCATAGCGCAGAAGTCTGGTGGGTCTCCTGACGGGATGGCTACGATGCCGAACCCGATGGAAGCTCGCGCTCAGGCGCAAGCCGCAATGCGCAGCAGAGAGTCTCGCCCTGGACCCTTGCTGCCCGGAATCGTTAACGAAGCTCTGCAGGGTGCAACCCTAGGGTTTTCCGACGAAGCAATCGCCGCGTTGCGTGCGGGTCTGGATCCGAGACAGAAAAAAGGTCTGTCAGAACTTGTCACTGGCCAGCCTTCGCCGGGCAGCTACGAGGATTATCTCAGAGCTGAACGCGAAGGGATGCGCAAGTATCAAGAGCAAAACCCAATCACGTCGACTGTTGCGAATCTGGGCGGCGCATTCGCACCGGCGGTATTTACAGGCGGCGCAGGAGCGGTGCCTGCAGTTAGCCGTACCGTAGGTCCAAGGCTCGCTCGGATGCTGTTTGGTGAAACGCCTAGCGTAGGTCGAATGGCTGCAACCGGTGCAGGTACAGGCGCAGTTAGTGCTGTTGGCACTTCCGAAAAGCCAATCTCAGAAGCTCCCGGCGAAGCTGCATTGGGTGCTGTAACGGGTGGCGCAACGGCGGGTGCGCTAGGGATGCTTGGGCAATACGTTGCGATGCCTGCATACCGTCAGATCAAACGCATGATGGGGTTCGACGACGCGAATCAGATGGCCGACCGGCTGATCGTTGACGCGTTGCGCAAAGACGGTGTCGACCCGAACCAAGCTCTGGCTAGATTGCAGGGCATGCAACGCGGCGAAGCCACTCTAGCAGACGTGGGCGAGAATACTGCGGCTTTATTGCGCCGGGCTAGCGCAGCGCCGGGTCAAGCTCGTCAGGAAACGCAAACCGCTCTCTCGCAACGTGCAGAAGAGCGTGCCCCACGCATTAGCGACGACTTGCGCACACTTATGTCTGGGTCGCAAGATTTCTACACCGACATCACTGATTTGATGGCTAAACGTCGCGCCGACGCTGACCCTCTTTATAGAGCTGCTTGGGCGAATGCGCCAGTGATCACGCCGCAAAATTCTCCGAATATATGGGGGATGCGTGACTATCCGTCATTCAAAAAGGCGATGGATAAAGGTTTGGGTAGAATGCGTGACAGAGGCTTGCCTTTGAACTCGCCGGAAAATATCTTCCGAGCTTTGCACGAAACCAAAATAGCTCTGGACGACATGATCACGAACAACATGAAAGAAGGTCATACGAACCAAGCAGGGATTCTTATCGAAATGAAAAAGAAACTGCTTGAAGACATGGACAACGCGTCTGGTCCGTACAAGATTGCTCGTCAGGCGTACGCTGGCGACAGCGAGATGCTGGAAGCCATGAACCAAGGGCGAAACATCTACACATTGCCTGAGCTTGATCTGCGAAAATTTATGCAACGGTTTAGCAAAAATCCGTCCGAATATGACGCATTCCGTGCAGGGATCGCTCAATCGATGCTCGAGCGGGTTCGTGTTGGTGGTCCAAATGCCGACCCGTTGCAACTCGTTTTCCCTCGTGGTTCGGAGCAGCGCATCCGTGGCGCATTCCGAGACGATCAAGCATTCGAAGAGTTCCGCAATCGGTTGCTCGAAGAGCGAACCATGCTAAGGACAGAAACTGCGGGTTTGCGTAGGAATCCAATGGACCCAACTCAGTCAGACCAAGGCGGTCTGGGGCCGGTTGGAACACTTGCAACCGGGAGACCTGTCCGGGCTGCTTTCGAGGCTGCTCAGAATGCTATGCCTTCAGTCGCGGGGATGGCTCCCGCAACAGCTCAATCCGCTGTTTCCAAGCTCCTCACGCCGTCTGCGCCTAGCACCAACTTGGGTCCAGACCCGATCGAGAGAACGATCGCTGGTATTTTGAACAGTTTGCAACAGGAAGAAGCTGCATTGGCGGGTTCTGCTCGTCGGGGTCAAACGCAAGCCACAGTGGCGGGTGGTCTGGCTGCGGCTCGCGAACCAACCGCGCAATACCCGGAAGACGAAGGTCAGCCGCCATTGCAACAGATGCAGCGTCAAATCCCGATTGAGCAATGAGTCAAACGCCTTGAATTACCTTCCACTTTTCGATCTGAAGCATTCGGATCCCGTTTCCACCCATCTTCCCGCGCAAGAGCATTACAGCCCCAATTGGAACGGACTCGAGAATCTCTTTTCCCATTTTCTCATAATCCTTCCTCCGGATGGTGGCGATCGCCAACCCGGTGTCGTCCTTGAGCGTGATATTGAGCCAATACCGGTATTGCCGATCATAATCAGTGATGACGCCGCCGCGTTTCATGACATTACCGGTCTCTAGCGCGTCGCGCAAGTTCTTCTCTGCCAACACACCAAGCACCACCCGCTCGGTGGAGTCGGCTTCGAGTTCGTTGCATTTGGTTAGCGTTGAACCCTCTTTGAGCCCGTGCTTACGCGGGTTGACGTACCAATCGCCATACAGAAGCGTGAATGGGTACGGGTCGGGCCATTTGAGCTTGGGATTGTCGAGCTTAGCAGTTATACTCGGAGGCAGCGGCTTCCCTGTTTCACGAGAATCGAGCACCTTTTGAGCCATTTTTGGACCGATACCGTGTACGGCGGTCAACCCACCGTAAATTGCGTCTCCTTTTGCTGCCCAACTGGCTTCAGATCGAGATTTGTCGAAAGCCACATACTTGAAACCTTCGGCGGTGATCTCCCGCAGGAGTTTGAGGACTGCCTCGTCGTCCGAGGTGTGGCGCAAGGAAGCAGCGCAGAATTCGAGTGGGTGGTAATATTTAAGCCAAGCTGTCCACGCGGAGATGACGGAGTATGCAGCGGCGTGTGCCTTCACGAAGGCGTAAGACCCTGCGTGCATCATTGAGTTCCACACTTCGAGTGCGGCTTCGCGGTTGATGTCCTGCTTCTCGGCACCTTCCAAGAACTTGTCCCGGAACTGATCGAAGTACTCCTTGCCGAGCGACTTTGACATTGCCCGGCGCAACGCAGTGAGCTCCGGCCACCCGAGCAGCCCAATGTCCCGGCCCAAGAACAGGATCTGCTCCTGATAGACCACCACACCTTCGGTCTGCTCGGTCCACTTGCGGTGAATGTCGTGGTAATAGGTCGGGGTGTCCGTGCCCCGACGCACCTCCATGAACTTCTTTGCACCGCCCGACTGCAACGGTCCGGGGCGAGCCAACGAAGTCAGTGCGACGATGTCGTTGAAGTTCTTGACCTGAAACTGCCGTAGCAACTGCCGGGCGGCGTCGCCTTCCAGCTGGAACACACCGGTGATCTTCTGGCTATTCAACAGGTCGTAGATCTTCTGGTCGTGCACGTCGATGTCGGTGATCTTCTTGCCGACTTTGTCGAGTGTTTCCTGCACGACGTCCAGCGTCTTCAGCCCGAGTGCGTCGAGCTTCATCAAGTTGAGCGACTCGGCCTGATACTTGTCGATTTGCGAGATGCCCTCCGCAGTGACTGAGCAGTAATCGGCCACAGGCGTGTTGCAGATGATCACCCCTGCAGCGTGCACCCCAGCGTGAGATGCGTGGCCTTCTAAGGCCCCGGCATTGCGGAAACCGGGGTGTTTATCGAGCAGTTCGCGCCCAGCCTTGAGCGCACCCATCGTGTCCTCGAGACAAAACGCCGCACGCGAATCACCCGAGGATCGCTCAATCATGTTGTCGCGGATCTCTGCTGTTTCCCAAGACGGAATCCGCATGCGCTTGCCCACATTGACAAGGATCGATTTGGGCTTCAGTCGGTTGACGTTTCCGAGCCGAGCGATGCTTTGCGCACCGTACTTGCCTTGCAGATACGTGAACAGTTCGTCCCGGCGATCCCCTGGGAAGTCCATGTCGATATCGGGCAGGTCGATCCGGGTCACGTCGACGAACCGCTCGAACAGCAACCCATGCTCAATTGGGTCGAGTTCGGTGATTCCGAGCAGGTAACAGATTATCGAACCTGACGATGACCCGCGACCCGGACCCACCAGCATGCGCTCTCGCGCCCAACGGATCAAATCGTAGACCATCAGGAAGTACGACTCAAACTGTTTCTCCCGGATCACCCCCAACTCGCGCTGAAGCCGAGCCTCGTATTCCTCACCGAAACCGCGTGGAAAGCGCCAGGGAATACCTTTCCTTGCCTCGGCTTCTAAGTCGCCCTCTACGACCATATTTTCGGCCACCGGGAGCTTGACTTTCTCGAACCGCTCGGCGAATTCGCCCCACAGCATGGATTCTGGAAAGTGCTGCTCCATTTCCGCTGGCGACCACCAGTGTTGCGAGTGCGCTCCAAGCCGCACCCCGAGCAGCTCTGCATACTTGCGGTCGGTCGGCGCAGGGTAGCGCACGTCGGAAACGAACAGTAGCGGCTTGGCCATCCTTTTGGCCAGAGCGCGGTTTTGTTCGTTGAGCAGTGGGTTCAGCGGGTGCAGATCGAACACCATGTCTGCGGCTTGCACGAGAGCGGGGTCGGCAGTGAACGGCAGCACCAGTAGGTTGTCAGAGAACTCGGAGTCATACGTGATCCCCGCGCTCAGCCGATACAGCTCCCGCACTCCTTCTTGGTTCTTGGCGAGAACCTTGATCGACCGTTCCTCGTCGCCGACTTTGAGTTCTGCGCCGAGCACCGGCTGGAGCCCCGCCTTTTCAGCCGCCTTGAAGAACGGCACGTGCCCCCAAGTGCCGACATCGCAGATCGCGGGTTTGTTGAACCCGAGCTTGGTGGCTCGCTCCACGACCCTGTTGATTGGGCCGAAACAATTGCCGAACGTGAACTCGGTTCTAGTGAGCATGGGCGATCGCCTTGTAGCATTCGTGCAGTGCTTTGACGTCGTCGAGTGCGCGGTGCGTCTGGGCGAGTGGTGCGCCTTGCGTGTGCTCGTAGAGCTCGGTGAGTTTCATGCGTCTGCCCTTTATGTGCATTGTCGAATCCACGGTGCAGATCTGGTTGGGCGGGAACGGGAACCGCCGCTCCCACCCGGTGCGCAGGAGCTCGAAGTACAACACATCGCGGTCGAAAGCGAGATTGTGCGCCACGAGCGTGTGCGCTCCGAGGAAGAAGTCCGCGAGCTCAGGGATGACTTCCTCGATGCACCGTTTGCCGCGCAGTTGATCAGGCTTGATCCCGGTGATCTTGGTGATCTCAGCCGAGATCTCCTGTTTCGGGTCGATGAGCTCGCTCAACTCCGCGACAATGCTGCCTCGGTCGGAGACCTTAATTGCGCCGATCTCGATAATCCTCGGCTGCAGTTCAAGGTCTGACGAGCTAGGCAGAGTCAGGCCGGTGGTTTCGAAGTCAAGAAGGATTAGCATCCGTCAACTCCTCCAACATAGCGGCATACACCGACAAGTCGTGCGCAGAGTCTTGGTGGCCGCCACGCGTGAGGGTTTCTGAATAACGCGTGACCTTGCTAACGCATTGAATGAACACTCCGAGCCTGTTGAAGTCTTCCACAGTGTACAAGCACAACCCGTTGGGGAAAACCGCCGCCATCACAGCACCGAACTTTTTGTAGTTGTTGCCGTAGACTTTGTTTCGCTCTTCGTACGTTTCAGCGCACTCGCGCAGGATTTCTGGAACCGTTTTCATCGTACCCACACTCCTTTTATACCCAACTGGGTGTATGCATTGAGAATTTCCAATCGATCGTCGTAAGCACCTTCAATGGTGTACGTCTTCATCAGCTCCGCTACTTTCTTCTGTTTCATCTTAGCAGAAGGCTCATGATTGTCGTCTTCGCGCATGAGCAGTGCTTGGTAGTCGAACCCGTTTTTGTGCAACCAATTCATCGTCTGCCACCGCACGTATTCATGCCGCGCAGTCAGGAAGAACACGTCCACCGGAGACTCGTCAACGATATGGCGGTTTATCACTTCGTCGCCGCCGCAATGATTGTGGTACGCATAGTACTTTGTCGGGTCGGTGTCCGGGAGGCGTGGGTTGATGAGCCAGTAGCGCCACCGATCGTCGGTGATCGTGCGGTCGAGGTCGACGATTCTAATTGATGGTTTCATGTTTAGCCTTCATTGTTGCGTCGAGCCACTCATTGAGCATCGTCAGAAGCAGTAAGCGGTTGCGCTCGCCGACTGTTCTACCGTCATCTGTCACCAGTTCGTTTGTCAGCAGGGTTCCGGACCCCTGGTTGCAGGAAAACATTATTGCTTCGCCATCGCTTTTCACCCCGATGACATGCTTCGAGTCTTTGTCTATCAATACTATGTTGTTCATAATCAATCCTTCCTGATTAGGTCGATGGCTTTTGCAATCTCCCAGCCCATACCCTTGCCGGTGGTTAATCCGATGGATTTGACGATGTCTTCGAGCATATTGATGGCGACGTCTTTGTCAGACTCGAAAAACGGTTTGGACCAAGGCCACGCTTCAACGGTGAGTCGCTCCATCTCTCGCACGATCTGTCCGTACTCGCCTTGAGCGCGCAGAGACTTGCGTGCCTTAACCAAGTCGGTGAGGGTGCGGAAATTGTACTTGCACACGATGTTGCACTCGGTGTTCAGCGGCAGTATACCACGAGCGTCCTCCAGCGCCACGCCCATTTTGACCAGCTCGGTGTAAAAGAACTTGGACGAATCCACCGCCGCTCTGTATGCCATGCGCTGCTGTTCGTCCAGCTTTTCGCCTTCCACCACGCCGAAACTGGACGCATCGGTCACCCGCATCGACTGCATTGCGTAGGAAGCAGTGCGGGTGCGGGTTATTTGCTGCGCTACGGCGCGACTAACCCCGCTGAGTAGGAAAGTCACGTCCACGAACTCCCACGAGCTCTTGATGGTTTTAGCCATGTAATCCAGCTCTTGCTGTTTCTTGGCGGCGTCCCACGCCTTGACCTCTTTCATAAGACCAGACGTCAAGTTCAGCCGGGTCTGTTTGGTGAAGATCATAACGTCAGCGGCGTGCCACGTCTCGTCCTCGCGACCGATGCCGGTGAAATCGATTAGTTCAACTTTCATAATGTCTGCTCACTTTCTTTTGTAAGGTTGCGGTTATCTGCAGGATCTGCTCTGCGTTGAAGTTGTTCGTCCTGATGTATTCGTCGATGACTGTGCATGCGAAGTTCACGCCGCGATCGAAGCAGTCTATGCCCTGGAAGCGGCAATCTTCCTCGTGTAAGAATCCGCGTTCATCAGCTTCTTGATCACATTCAGGTCTTGCAGGACGTCGTCCAAGAGTATGTTGCGCCATGTTGCGAATCTTCCTAAAGAGTAAATTGAATGTTTCTGAGACAACCGCTCCACCACGAACCGTCGGAACCGTTCGTCGATTGGGGCGATCTTGCCGTAGCTTTGCTTGTGAGTTGCGTCGATCGGCACGACTGGCTCGTGCTTGTCCAGGATCCCGAACGAAGCCAACACATGCTCCATGTTGACGTCTGGGTAAGATGGGTCATCAACTGATTCCACGATCAAAAGGTCGCCGGTGATCGAAGCCCGATAAGCCGCAGTGTGTGACGAAGGATAGTAGATCGTCTGGAACACGTCGGCGCGTGGGATCCGGAACCGTTGCACGCGGATCGGCGAGAACTTGAACTGAGTGTGGTCGGGGTTGTCGAACTTGACCAGGCTCATGACCCGGTTCATCGGGATTGTGCTGATGATCGGACGCGTCTCGGGCAGTTCCGTGACGGGTGTGTTCCACGACACGCGGTCACCGACTTGCTCGATCAGCCGCAGGATAAAGTCCTCCGGCGCGATGAACCTGTCCACCGCCTCCGTTTTCCAGATCGACCGATCGAAGTACCCGCCAGTGACTTTGTACGAATACATGTTCGACAACTGGATGTCGGGGAAGCAGTACTGTCCTTGGTACCAGATGCCCTTGTTCACGCGGATCTTGCGGAACGGGATGCCCACCGCATCCCCCACCGCCGAGCTACGGAACCGGAGCACTGCCCGGTGCGACTGGGCGTCTTGCGACGCCGCCTCGAAGACCTTTGCTTGCGGGTTGAGCGCCGCAGCGATCAACCCACTCAGGCCAGCGCCCAATATGATCATACGAACTCCTCGGCGATTTCCCACAGCTTCATGTTGACTTTGACGCTATTGTCCATGGCGCGGATGCCGTGTGTGCGGGTGTTGCGTCCGGTGGCAGACCGGCCGACCACGCCGCCCTTGATCATGTTTTCCTGGATGCGGTTGAACACGCACCACAGATCGTCACCGCTGTCCTCGGGGCGGCGGGACTCCAGCAGCGAGTGAGGCATAACCCGGCCACCCCAGAATGCGGAAGCCAACACTGAGAACTGCATCTTTTCAGATTGGTTGAGTATGCGGTCCTTGAAGATGTCCACGCGGCGAGCAGCCTCTTTGGCTCCCTGAATAACTCGATTGGCCTCCTCAAGCACCCGGTCGGCGGTGACTTCGACGTGCCGGATCCGTGCCGAGCTGATGTCTTGCGACTTGACGATCAGACCGTTCGAGCACACCATGCGGAACAGGCCAGCTTCCATACGCAATGAAGATGAACCGTCATTGGCATTGATCACGAGGATCTCGGGCACAGAACCGTTGACTTCGCCCAAGTGCTGCTCGTGGCGCATACGCACAAAGTGCCGCACCATGCGGGGGTCGCGCACCCGTGGCTTGAGCGAGTTGGTGGCAGTGACGATGAACCCCTCGTCGCGCATGAGATTCACAACTGACTCGGTGCTGATCAGGTCGTACTTGCTCGACAGCTTGCCGAACTTAACACCGTCGGTGGCGGCTGGTGGAAGAATGAGCTCAGACATTTTGGTTACCCCTTGAAAGAAAAGATTACAACAGCTAAAAACCAAACAACAGCAAAGGCAAGGATCGCCATGATGCGCATGTGCATCTCGCTCGGATCCTTTTGCTTCTGTACAGGATACGGGCGGTTCATCAGGTCGCTGACCTTGACCATCGCCTTGGGAGCCTCCTCAGCAGCGAGTAATTTCTCGCGCTCAACTTTGCTCCGGATCTGGTAAACGTACGGAGTTGAACAGTCAGCCAGACGAGCAATCTGCCGCATGGTCAGGTTTCCTTTTTGCAAAAGCTCGCGGATGGTCCGCTCACGGGTGATCTTAGGCATTTTCGTCTTCCTTGGTTTGCTGATTGAGGGTGTATTGCAGGGCGGCGATCAAGAGTTTGGTTTCCGAACGAGAGAAGTAAAAGCCAGCAGACCAGCCGTTTTGAATCAGGTGCAGCCACGCACCTTTGTCGCCTTGCCAGTCCTGCACCGAAACTCGGATGCCTTGGTCGGTGTTGATGAGAGTATTGGTTGTGGTTGTCATTTCAGTTGCTCCAGTTAAATTTTGACGATGCGGACGTTGCCGAAGCCATACATTTTTTCAGCGAGGAGTGCGAACTCTACGACCTGCTTAGAACCGCAAGCTCTGCTAAAGTCGAACCACTCGTTGCTCTTCAGAACCTGAACCTTTTCTGCTTTGCGGAAGTTCAGATGTTGTTTTTTGTTTTGGCGTTGCATTTCAGTTTCTCCAGTTGATAAGTTGCGTTAGACCAGCCAGCCGAGTTCGTCAGCAACGAACTCGTTAGCCCAAGAGTGCTCAGGCTCGTCGATGAGCTTGGCGACCCACTCGGTGGAGCGGTGGAAACCGTAAGCCTCAAGAGCTTTGGCGTTTGCGTGAGTCACGAACTGCTCAACCAACCGAGTGCGGTTGAAGGCGGTGTCGTCCATCGCTGGCTCGAAGTCCTCGTCGACTTCTGGCTCGGCCATGTTGTCGTAGGCCCACTGAGCGGCTGCGAAGCTGATTGTCTTGATTTTGAACATTTCGGTTTCTCCGGTTGGTTACTGTTTGTCAGTCAGGTCATTATCTCTCGGAAAGTTCCACAAGGCAACAACTATTTTCATAATTATTGCCCCGTGGAAACCCTTGGTTTACTTGGCGGGGACCACCTTGATGTCGGCGCGACCGTCTTTGCGGAAGGTGTCGAGCACGTCGTCGGTGATGCCGTACTTGACGCAGAGCTTGCCGTAGTCAACGGTGCCCTTGACAGCTACGAGCTGGACGGTGACTTCGTGCAGCTCGCCCTTGAAGGGGATGTACTTGCCGTTGATGTCCTTAGCGGACTCGCCGTACTTGTTGGCGATGTCGTCTTTCATCTTCTTGACGCGCTCGGCCATCGCCTTGGCTTGCTGGTCGAGGATGTACAGAGCGTCGATGTCGTTGGTCAGCGAGCTGATCAGGGCGTCGACTTCGAAGTTGGTGACTGCATTCATTTCGGTTTCTCCAGTTGGGGTCGGTTGGTACTGCGTTTTCGTTCGCAGTGAGAGAAGTATGCCTCAGCAATTTTCAGAAAGCAACAACTATTTTCATATTTCGCAAACTTTTTTTGAGTGCATCCAGCCGGGCATGCCGTAGGTCGAACGGTCCCAGGTCATCCAGTCATTCTGTTCGTACTTTTGCTGGTAGTACTTGCGGTACGCCTCAACAGGGTCGGCGTCTTTGCAATCATCGGGCATACACAGTGCAAATGGGACGCTAGGCGCACGCGTGAGCTTGGGTGGTACCTTGCTGAGCTCGCCCGAGAAAAGGGCGGTGCAGGCGTGTTCTTTGCCGTAGCGCATGCGGTACTGCTTGGCGAGCGATTGCCCGAGCTGAAGAAGCCAGCGATAATTAGCGAACGAAGCAGCGGCCCACTGCACGCAAGGGTGGTTCTGGTGGGTGGGCTTGTACGTAACAGCGTCGCCGTTGCCGTGAATGTGGTGCACGGTAGCGAGGATCTGGGCAGTTTCGAGCGTCATCTTGACGACGTGCACGTCGGAGTGGAATGCAGCAGCGAGTGGGGCAGATTGGTGAAGTACGAAGATGTTCATGACTGTTGATCCTGTTGGTTAAATTTTCTCGGAGATCCAGAGCTTGGTTTCGTTCTTTTCAGCCCAGAACTGGTCACTGTGCAACTTCCACGGTTGACCGACTTCGTCCTTGGGCTGTTTTGCGCCGATCGCGAAGTAGTCGGTGCCATTGGTGAAGATCGGCTGTGCGGTGCGCGTGGGCTGGTACTGATACTCGTTCTTGAACTCTTTCTCGGTGTCGTACGAGAGGTCAAGAGTGTTGGCGATAACTTTAACAGCTTTGCTCATTCAGTTGCTCCTGTTGGTGTCGGGGACCGAAGTCCCCGGTTTGATTAGATAACGCTGTAGCAGCCGTTGAAAGAATGACCGATATTCCAGTTTGCCATTTTGAAATCCCAAGAACGAGTCTTGCAAACTTTGGCCAAGAAACGCTCGGCGCGTTCGCGGGTGCGGAAGATCGCTTGATGCGTGATCGGATCCCAAAGCGAATCAGAGCAGTCGCGAACTATTGCACTCACGCTGAAACCTACAACTTCGTTGCGGAACCGGACTTCGCTGACTTGGATGTTTTTGATCATTTCAGTTTCTCCTGTTGGGATCGGCTGCAACTCGCAACCGGTGAACGAAGTATGCAGCAACTTTTCGACGAAAGCAACAACTTTATGAAAATATTTTTCACATGAAAGAATCCGCGCTCTGGGCGTCGCTGAAAGGTGCAGGGGTGCTGCCCTTTGCGGTGCGGGTAGAGTCGCCCGGCAGTCCGGGCATGCCGGACGTGTACTTCGCTCTGGGCAACGGGGTGACCGGCTGGATCGAGCTCAAGGTTGTGCCCGACGAGCGTCGCGCCCCGATCGCTCAAGGCACCGGGCACGGGCAGCTGAGACCACTGCAGGTGCTTTGGGCTCAGCAAGCGTCTGCGCAGAATATTTTCACAAATCTGTTGCTTTACCACCAAAACCGAGCGATACTTGTTGCAGGTCGAGATGTAAAGCCGCTCTTGGGCGAACCTCTCGACTCGGTTCTAGACCGAGCGTTGTGGGTGGGTAGCCCCACTCCACGCAACCGCTGGACCAACCTACTGGAGAAACTGGATCAACATGGACAATCTACCCTTATTTGCATGGCAGCAACGCGCTCTGACAGCGGCGCGTGACCGCAATTCATACGGACTTTTCAGCGACCCCGGCACCGGCAAGACCTATTGCGCGTTGCGCATTGCAGCTCAGTGGACCGACAGCGCTGTGGTCATCTGCCCGTTGTCCGTAAAGTCGCAGTGGGTCAAGGAAGGTCACCGAGTCGGACTGTTCATCAAGGTGTATCACTACGAGCAGTTGCGCAATGCGAAGTTCTTCCAAGAGATCGAGCATTATTTGCGCACCCAGGTTTGTACCTTGATCCTTGATGAAAGTCACCGCATCAAGAACCCAAGCACTGTCACAACCAAAGCAGTCCTGAAGCTCTCGAAGATTGTGGCCTATCGACTGGCGCTCACCGGCACCCCGACATCCAACTCGCCAGCGGATCTCTGGACACAGTTCAAGTTCTTGTGGCCTGAGCGTCGGTTGGAGTCGTACAAAGATTTCCAAGCCGAGTACATCCACGCACTGCCGCCCGATCACCCGCTGGTGAAGCGCATACCGGGCAACCCATTCATCCCGCGCAAGGACAGCTACGGCAAGCTCATGACGAAGAATATTGGGAAGCTCAAGCAGCGAGTTCTTGAGTACGGGTGCACTGTGCAGCTGCAAGACGTGGTGGAGTTGCCTGAGCGCACTTTCCTGCGCCGGGTGTGCAAGGGTTCCGCAGGACTCATGAAGACGTACAAAGAGTTTGAGAAAAACTACGCAGCTCAGTTCAAGACTGAAGAGATCACGGCTCAAAATGCAGCGGTGCTGGCTGGCCGACTCACGCGCATGTCGAGCGGGTTGGGGCACGCGGATATGAAATTGTCGTACGAGAATCCCAAGTTGTGGGAGCTGTACGACGACATCGGTGCATACGTGGCGGCTGGCAAAGTCATCGTCTGGAGTGTTTGGGTGCAAGAGCGCAACGACGCAATGGACGTGCTGTGTGAAGCTGGCTACCGAGTTACGCTCGACCCGCAAGAGTTTATCGAAGGCGACTACGAGATCCTGCTGGGTTCGCCCAAGATGTTCGGCACCGGGTTGAACCTGCAGTGCGCCAAGTACCAGTTGTGGCTCTCTCGCTCTTGGTCCCTGATCGAGCGCGAACAGGCGCTGGCGCGGAACTACCGAGCTGGCCAAACCGAAAAAACGATCGTTGTGGATTACGTCACCGCCGACACCATCGACGAGCGTGTGCTCACTGCCCTGGAAAACAAAACCGACCTGCTCAACGAAATCATGTCCACAGGAGTGCTTTGAAATGTCAAGAGTTTTTGTCACGAGCAACCGGATGCGGAAAGACCACGCAACCGGCATGCTCAAACCGATTGTCGATCTGCGACCCGCTGAAAAGTGGGGGTCGCTCAGCCCGGTGTTCGACCATGAGATGGAACCCACCGAAGTCGACGACGTGCGCCAAGCAGCGTACCGACTGAAAGACTTCGACCCCGACGAGGATTATGTGCTGCCCAATGGGTCGCCCATCGCTACGCTGGCAACGGGTATGATCCTCGGTGACAAGGGGATGGACTCGATCCAAACTCTAGTTTGGGACAAGATCCATATGAAGTACGTACTAGGAGTGATCGAACTGTGAGCACGCACGCAAAACTCTCTCCCTCTGGTAGCTCGCGTTGGCTGGCGTGCCCCGGCAGTGTATGGCTCACCGAGCAAGCTCCGCGTCAGGCGTCTTCGGCTGCAGCTGACGAGGGCACCGACGCTCACGAGTGGGCCGCGAAGATTCTGCTCAACGCGGCAGACCGGGAGAATCCGTACCGTGATGTCGAGATGTACGTCAACCGGGTGCGTGCTTCGGCAGACCGCAAGGAAGCCAAGCTGTGGATCGAGCAGCGCGTGTACGTCAACGACGACATCCATGGCACCCCGGATGCGGTTGTCTCGTACAAGAGCACGCTCGAAGTGTTCGACCTGAAGTACGGATACAACAAGGTTGAAGCACGCGGCAACACGCAGTTGATGATCTACGCAGCGGGGGCGATCAAGACGTACGGGCTCAACCCGCGTAAGGTGGTGTTGCATATCGTGCAACCCCGCGCAGGTGGGATCCGGTCAGCCGAGATGCCGCGCAAGACATTCGACGCACTGGTGAACTCAATCGTTGAGGCAGCTGCGGCGTTGTTGAAGAACCCCGACGCACCGCGCAAGGCGGGTGAGCACTGTCAGTACTGCCCAGCAGCGACTATTTGCCCCGAGCGCAAGGCCGAAGCGCACCGAGCAGCCGAGATTGCTTTCCGGCCTGTGGACGAGCTGGACGAAGACACCGTGTTGTGGGCCATTGAGAACCGCAAGCGCATCGTGGATTGGTTCGACAAGCTCGTTGAGGCTGCTATCGCTAAGCCACCACGAGGCTACGTGGCTGTCCAAAGTCAGGGCAGACGCGTGTGGCGCACAGACGTCGAGGTCCCGCTCGTGCTGAAGGCGATGACGCTCGCCGAGGCAGAGAAGGCGGGTTATCCTTTGGACGAACTCACAGTCAAAAAGCCGGGTCCGCTGACGCTGGTGCGCAAGGACGTCGACACAAGTTCGTTCCCCGACTTATGATCTCGAAAACATCCGTGCCGTATGGCTGTAAAGTACGGGTGCCTTTATCCCAGCCTTGTTTGTGTAATTGGAGTAACTTATCATGAGTAACATTTCACCCGTTGGTCGCATTTCCTTCCCCCACCTGTTCAAGCCGCAGCAAAACGATCGCGGCGAGAATGTATGGTCGGTGGTGGTGATCTTCGACAAAAAGGCGCAAGCCTCCGACGAGTTCAAAGCCATGGAAGCCGCAGTGCAGAATGCTGCGTCCGAGCGGTTCGGCGCGAAGGTCCCTGCCGGGGTCAAGCGCAAGTCGCTCGAGCCCAAGAGTGGGTATCCGATCACGCTGTGCGAAACCAAGCCCGACTGGTTCGGCTGGGCTCCGGAAGGCGCAGTGATGATCACGTTCAGCAGCAAGTATCAACCCGTCGTGATCGATCGCTCGAAGCAAGAGATCCTCGACGCGGCTGAAGTTTACGCTGGGCAGATGGGCCGAGTGCAGTGGACGACGTATGCTTACGACGCCTCCGGCAACCAAGGCGTGTCGTTCGGGCTGCGAGCCTACCAGAAGGTCAAGGACGGCGAGGCGCTCTCGGGCGGCAAGCCGGACATCGGTGCGTTCGGCGACCTGAAAGAGGACGACGAGTTCTAAGACAGGGCAGAGCGGCGGGGTGTTGGGGCAACTCAACACCCCTTTTTTTGACCATCAGAAACTGACAACGATGAAAGTCATCCAATTCGAGCGCCAAACCAAGCAGTTGCATTTGCCCGACGACATGCTGGAGGAAAAGCGGTGGCTCGTGTGGCGCGACGAAGATGGCCGGAAGGTGCCATACTACCCGACGACCCATAGAAGGCGCTCGGGGACCATGGAAACCGCGCAGGACTACGCTGCTATGGGAGCGCACTCCGACGCCATGGACGCGCTCAAGCATCACACGCCGCACTACACCGGGTTGGGCTACGCAATCACGCATGGCAACCTCCTGCTCGACTTGGACGACGTGCTCGGCGCAGACGGCAAGTTCATCGACGATTGGGCTGAGAAGTTCACCTACAAGGCGATTGCCTCCGGGGCATTCGTCGAGGTGTCGCACTCCGGCACCGGCATACACATAATCGGTCGGGGGCACGCTCGGAAAGCGGGTTCCAAAGGCGTCAACATCGAGGTCTACCCCGACAAGCGGTTCGTCGCCATCACTGGGCAGTTGCTGGGCAACACGACCTGCCCCGACAGCGTCACCGACATAACCGAGTTTGCCGAAGAGGCACTGATTGAGTACCAGCGGCGGTGCGAGGAGAGCGGCGTCAACTCGCTGGCCTCGGCGCTGGCCTCCGAAGAGGAACTCAACTACCTCAAGGGGCAGGTTGAAGGCGACACCCTCACGCAGGTCCGGACGTTGCTGCAGGTGTTTTCGCCCGACGAGCGCGACCAATGGTTCAAGGTGGGGCTGGCGTTGGGACGTGCATTCCCGGGCGATAAAGGCGTATACGAGGAGTACGCCAAGTGGTCCAGAGCTTCCCCCAACTACAATGCCCGGAGCGACGAGCGGACCATGCACGACCTGTTTCACCGACAGGCGTTGCTACCGACCAAGAGCAAGTACACGCTCGACACCATGATCATGCAGGCTGCTCAGGTCGGGGTGCAGTTGAAACTGTTCGTGAACGCTTTCGACGATCTGCCTCCTACAGAGGAGGAGAAGAAGATCAAGCGCATGTTCGGCTGGGAGAACAACGCGCATTCTGCTGCAGACCTGTTCGCCAACCCGCCGCCCCCGATGGAGTTCATCGTCGAGGACATCCTGCCCAAGCACCGCACGACCTTTGCTGCACCGGGCGGCACCGGCAAGACACAGATGACGCTCTGGATGGCGCTGCACGTGGCGAGCGGTCGGAAGATGTTCGACCGGTACGAAGTCAAGCGTCCAGGGCGAGTGCTGGTGATGAATGCCGAGGACCCCAAGCGGCAGCTGCAGCGCCGGTTGATCATGCTGGCCAATTGCATGGACTGGGACAGCGACGAACAGAAGCATTTGGCATTCGAGAACGTAGCGTTTGTGGACTTTGAAACCGACACCATTGCGTTGTCCTCGCAGGTGCAGCGCACCAACCACTACGACATCACTGCGACAGTGCAGGAGATTATCAAAGCATACCGGGGAGCGGGGATCTCGTGGGTGATCTTCGACCCGATGACTCTGTTCGGCTTCGACGAAGCTGGCGGGAACGACAGTGCTTCAGCCATGATGAAGGCGTCGGGCATACTGGCCGACCAACTCAACTGCGCCGTGACGTACGTCACGCACACGACCAAGGCTGGCGCAAGGAGTGGGGAAGCCGATATGCACACCACCCGTGGCGCAGCAGCATTCGGCGACCTGACCCGAGCGCACTGGAACCTCGTGAACTTCAGACCCTACGATCAGGGCACCAAGACGCGATACCTGCAGCTCTCGTTCGACAAAGCGTCCTACGCAGCGCCGCAGCCACCCGTGCACATCATGGCGGTGGAAAACAACACATTCATTACGTACAACCCCGAGGAAGACGATGGCGGGGAGTTCGACGACGCGCTCTGGGAAGCGGTCAAACGAGCAATAGACACACTGCGCAAGAGCGGCGAAGCGTGCTCCGTGGATACTCTGTCAACATATGGGTACGACATCGCCGGTCAACACGTAGGAAGAACTCGGGCCAAACCCAAGATCAGGGAGTGGCTGGAGCAAGGGAGACTCGAAACTGTTAGCGAAGGAAAACGCAAGCAGCAGTTGCGAGTCAACAAGCAATGGGAAGACGCTAACTTTTAACTGGAGCAACAGCGATGAGCAATGAATACATATGGACTTCGGCCGGCACAGACATCGCCGTGCGGTGGCGCATTCATCATGGGTGGGTCCCGCCGAGCGAACTCCCGCACTATCAGGAGAAATGGAAACGGTTTCAAGAACTGCCACTGCGCAAGCTGGATCATGAGGCGCTGGTGGTGTATGAAGAGGCAATGGCTCGGCAGGGCGTGAAAAGCTGGGGTGGAGTATGAAATACAAGGTGACTTACAGAGACATCCCGGACTTCTACGAGCGGTGTGACAAACACCCGGATCACCAGACCGGGATGATTTCGTACAGAATGATCGAACGGCGGCTGCAAGAAGAGATTGAAGAGTTGCGTCAATACATCGAGCAGCGCAAGTGGCAGACTCTGGACGATGCCGAGTATCAAGAGATCCTCGCCAAACTGGGCGATGGAGGTCTGCTGGCGTTTTACATTCTGATCGAGGCAAAACTGCGGGAGAAGAACACATGACAAGTAAATTCATCCCTTGCCCGGCTTGCGAGAAGTTCTTCGCGAGCCACAGGTGCTCAGAAGCATCTCACGGCGAATGCGACTGCCCCAAGTGCCAAGGACTCTGCACCTGCAGATTCTGGTCTGGGCTAACTCATCAAGAGATCCACAAAGCGGTTGTCGACACAGGCATACACGTGTTTGAAGGCGACATTTACAAATTTGTCGAGGCGCTCGAAAACGTATTGCGGGAGAAAAACACATGACTAGGTTTCACAATGGCTTCGTCGAAGGCGGCTCTGCGCGTGAGAAACTCAAATACATTAACAACTGGATCAACCGATTGAAAGAAACTCAATACACCCCACACCCATTTGAAATCATAGGAGCGAATGCGAATGAGTCAACTTTGTCAAGCGTGTCAAAAGCGACCCGCCAAACAGCTCGCTCAACGAGCTGACGGAAAGCGCCAGTGGCGCTGCCAAATCTGTATCGATCGACAAAACCCGGCTGGTTTCATTCACGGAAAGGAAAGGACTGAAAATGGAAAGCAAACAGCGTGACCCCGAAGACGAGGCATTCGAAGAACTGAGCAAGTCCATCATGTGGCGCAAGCGTCAGATATCGGCTGGCCCAGAGAGCGCATTCCAAGAATGGTCTGGGCGTTCCCACACACCTCAACAAGCCGACGTCGAGCGCAGCGCATTCTTCGCTGGATGGCGAGCGGCGAAGGAGCAACGATGAACTACGAAGAACTACGCAATCTGTACGCGGCTGTCGTCATGCATGCGCTGATCGGTCGGGGTAACCTTGGGAATGGTGCGGAAGCAACCGCCGAACTCTCGTTTGAGATCGCAGAATACATGATAAAAGTAGCCCGACGGAACTCCGACGGAACATACAGTGAGTAAATACAAGGCTCCCGGGGTGATCCGTCGATGTTCCGTCGGTGTCCGTCGGGTGTTTCGAATCAAACGTAGGGGGTGGGAGAGGAGCGTAAGCGAACTCCTCTCCCCCCGAGTTCCGTCGGTCTTCTCTTCTCTAAGGGGGTCAAAAACGACGGAACTCGGAAGTCATTGTTTTTTAAAGGAAAAACGACCACCTGCCTCCGAGTTCCGTCGGTGGGGGTCGACGGAACATAATTGAGCTCGGAGGAGCTATGGGAAGGCCGAAAAAAGAACCACCAAAAGCATTTCATTTCCTGGAACTTCAGGCATACTTCCATGCTATTCAAGACTTGGAGGAACGCATGGCGAACAAACACACCGCAGTGATGGTCAAGGGCAAACAGTATCGGTCGATTGCAGCCGCATTTATGGCGCTCGGACTGCCGATGGCGCGTCATCAACTGTTCCGTAAAAAACTCAAAGAGGAAAAGACTGCAGAGTTCGAAGGCATTGTGTTTACAGTGGTCGAATGAACTTCCCGGCGTGTTGCCTTATACCATGAGTTGGCCGCATAATTCGCCTGAGTTGTTAATTATGAAACAGGCATAAAAATGCAAGACACCGCTGCAGTCGAACCACCGAAGCGTCGCGGTGGGCGTCAGAAGGGGCAGGTGGCGCTGAAACGGCAAGCTCGAGAGCGGTTGCTGGGCAAGCTCGAGATGATGTCCGTGACGCCGCTCGAGGTGATGTACCTGACGATGAAGGACTTCTGGGACAAGGACGAAAAGATTGCCGCCTGTGCAATTGCGCGTGACTTGGCTCCGTATATTCATCCGAAGTTGACCGCGATTCAACAACAGATCGTCACGACTGAAACTGACAAAGTCGCTGACCAGCGAGTGTTCGACAAGCTGCTTGACGCGCTCGAAATAGGCGTGACAATGCGCAATGATTTGGCGAATGGGCGCACGTCTGGGAAGGTCGTCGCGCAACAAACCACGCTCGTTGAGGAAGACTGCGAGGAATGAACTCGGTAGCCGTCGATCCAGCGATCATTGCGGCGGCACGCGAGAACTTCCCACTGCTCGACGCACCGAGCCAAGCTGCTCTCGAGCGTAGGATGTCTTGGCTCAAGACTGCTAAGCCGCATCAACTCCCGCCGAAAGAGATCTGGTGGAGCATCTGGTTGCTCCTGGCAGGGCGTGGCGCTGGGAAGACGCGCAGCGCAGCGGAATGGATCTGGTGGGCAGCGTGGCGTGCGCCGCAGACGCGGTGGCTTGTCAGTGCGCCGACCTCAGCCGACGTGCGCGACGTGTGCTTTGAAGGCGATTCAGGCCTGATGAACGTTATCCCTGCCGAGGTTGTGCAGGATTATAAAAGCTCGCTGCACGAGATCACACTCATCAACGGGTCGATCATCAAGGGTATACCCGCGTCTGAGCCGGGCAGGTTCCGAGGTCCGCAGTTTCATGGCGGGTGGCTGGACGAGCTCGCTGCGTGGGACTACCTCGACGACGCATGGGACATGATTCAGTTCGGCATGCGACTCGGCAAGCACCCACTGCTGCTTTGCACTTCCACGCCGCGTCCCAAGCCCAAGATCATTGAGCTGGTCGACCGTGACGGCATGGACGTGGCGTACACAATTGCATCGACTTACGACAACAAGGACAATCTGGCTCCGAAGTTCATGGAGCAGATCCTGCAGTACGAAGGCACCAAGATCGGTCGCCAAGAGATCTACGCCGAGATCATCGACCCCGAAGAGGCTGGCGTGATCAAGCGCACGTGGTTCAAACTCTGGGACGCCGACCGACCACTGCCGAAGTTTGAATACGTGGTGCAGTCGTACGACGTGGCGACTTCCGACAAGACCAAGAATGATCCGACTGCTTGCGTGGTTCTCGGAGTGTTCCGACCCAACGAGGATGCGCCGATGAGCGCGATGCTCATTGACTGTTGGGAGAAGCACATGCAGTACCCCGACCTGCGCCCCCACGTCATTGACGAGTCCACCGTGGTTTACGGCGACGTGAATGAGTTCGGTGTCGGCAAGAAGGCTGATCTGATTCTGGTCGAGGACAAGTCTGCAGGGATCTCGCTGATTCAAGACTTGCAGCGCACCGGGCTGAATGTGCGTGCGTACAATCCCGGCTCGGCCGACAAAATGCAGCGTCTTAACATTGTGTCGCCTATAATTAGGCGCGGATTGATGTATGTGCCCGAGTCGATGAACAATCCTGGGTGCGCTCGGGATTGGGCCGACCCGCTCATCGCTCAGGTGTGCGCCTTCCCCGAAGTTCGCCACGACGACTTGGTCGATGCGCTGACGCAAGCTCTGCGGGTGCTGCGTGATATGGGATTTCTGACTGTGGACTTTTTCAGCTCTGACGACGAAGACTACGCTGACGTTAAGCCGCGCAGAGTCAATCCCTACGCCAGCTGAGATGCAGATCTTCACACCTCAGCAATGCGCAGACATCGTCGCTGCGTTCGACGCGTACGAGCACAAGACCGTTGAAGGCGAACTGAAGAACGATCCGTACTACCGCAACAGCTACGGAGTGTACCAGCTGCCTGACTCGCTCAAACACGCGGAGCACGTGACGCGCATCGTCAAGCAGGTTCATCCCAACATCAAGTTCGACAGCGTGTACACGCGGTCGTACCACAATGGGAGCTATCTGCTGGTGCACACGGATCGCCCCGACCTGGACCTCACACTGAGCGTGAGTCTGGAGAACAAGCGTGGCTTTTTGTGGGATCTGAAGATCAGCAACGTGCCATGGGTGGGTGAGTGGAAGAACGGCATCGACCACACGCCGTGGACGGGCAGCTACAGCACGACGCATTTGGGCATCGGTCAGGGTGGGTTGTGCGAAGGAAGGAAATATCCACATTGGCGCGATACTTTGGTTTGCGCGCCTGACGAGCGGGTCGTGTATGCGTTCTATCACTGGTCGTTTACCGAGCCTGTCGAGCAGCCTGAGCCATTCACCCGCGAGCAACTCGCGATGGATGTGCTGGCGCGGTTGCTCGTTGACACGTCCTTCGCGGTGGCTGACAAACTCATCGACCGATTGAAAAATGGCTAAAGACGACAATCCGTTCTTCGACCTCGCTGGCTCCGAGATCCGCTCCATTCCACAGAGCGAGCTCGAGAAGTTCATTGGATCATTCGGCAAGCGTGCTGAGTCGCTGGGCAAGTCGATGGCCGAGCCATTGACTGAGACGAAGAAAGTCGCCCCGATCAAATCGTTCCTCGCTCAGATGCTTATCACCGATCCGCTGCAAAGCGCAGGTACTGCGCTGCAGGATTGGTCTCATACGCCTCGCGAAAACACCTCCGAACGCCCATACACTCCTTCGCCGTTCTATGGTGGCAGCCCCGCAACGCTCAACCCCAACACTTGGGGTCCCGCGTTGCAGACTTTCCGCACTGACCCACGCGCTGTGGATGTGGCGAGTTTGGCTCAGCCAGCTGGGGCGCTGGCTCGCGCTGCTACAACCAAAGTCGCCAAACCTTTAGCTCGGGCAGCTGGCGAAGCCATGACTCAGCGCATGCTTTCGGGCGAGTCGCTGATCCCAGGATTGCCGCAATCCGTTGCGCCCAACCCTCTTACGTTTGCGGTCAAGCCAGAGAAAGGTGGTAACTGGATAAGCAGGGGGGTCGATCGTCATCTTCAAGGTTTGAAAACTAAAAACCCTGAGATTGATATAAGCAAGCCCCCAACAGATGACGAGTCGCATTTTGTTTATCGCAACTTCCCAGAAGTTGATTTGAACTTCAATCGTGCCCTTGAAGAGTCCGATGATATGCGTTTCGGGGACACTTATTGGAAGTGGTTTGAAACAAATTACCCTGCTGAGTTTCAATCACTCATGAGCAAAGACGTTCCTAGTGTTCATTTGAACAACTGGATCGACAAGAAGCTCGGGAAGTACATCAGGAACGACATGGCTACGCCGCACGACCCTGTGCTAAAGCTCGCTGATGAGAAAGGCGTGTTGCATGTTCCGTTTGATGAAGAACCTGCCTATGTTGACACTCGTAGGCGCAGACATGAAGCTGGTTTGCCGGTTGAAGGTTTTGCCAAAACCCCACTCGGCCAACAGTGGGAGAATCTCGCAGATCAATCGATCAATAGCAAGTCTGCAAAAACTGTCATCAAACAAGCCGAGTTAGCTAGACCTACGCAAACCGCTGCTCGGGACTTAGAGGACAATCCTTGGCTGCGCAACGTGCCGCCTGAAACAAGAATTTACGACACTCGTCCAGGCGAGATGTCGTTGACTGGTTTTGACCATCTTGTCGACGAGTTGGCCGCCTCTCTTGCCCAAAATTCTGAGTTGCCAGCCAATCTGCGTCTGACTGTCAAAGAACTCGACAAGATGACTGTGCCCCACGCTGTTGAGCATGTGGCTAAGGTGAATGAGTGGCGAGCTCTTGAGGCTGAAAGAGCTGAGCAAGCTGGGATGATGGAGAACCTCAACGCTGCTTCTAGGCTCGACGACCCGACTGCGCAGTTGTCGTTCGTTGAAAAGCCCGGTATGAAGTGGATCGATCTTCCAGAGGTTGTTGACGAGAAAGGCACCAAACTTTGCACCAGCATTGGTCGGCAAGGTGGATGGTGCACCATGAACACTAGCACAGCTCGGCAATATGGGTCGGGTGATAATCGACTCGTTGCGATGCTTGACGCTGAAGGTCGCCCTCATGCACAGGCGATGATTTCCACTTCTAACTATGACTACTCGCAGATGCATCTGGGTGATGTGTTACACGGAGAGGAAGCTGTTGGTGACCAGTATTATCGTAATTTGCAGACTCTGCTAGAGCGCAGAGGTATAAATCCAGAAGACGCCCAGCGTTATGTGGAGCTTGAAGCTTTTGGTAGCCCTAGAGAAATCCCCGCTGAGATTCAAGGATTAATGAATGAGCTTTCTTCAGAAGCTGAATCCATGATCCCCAAGAAACAAACTCCTTTGTCTGACATTATTGAGCTTAAGCCTCCCGGCAATTCATTCAGCAGCGATCGATCAGAAGTGTACAAAAAACGCGACCCTGAATATCAAAAGAAAATCAGCGAGTCTGTAGTGAAGTTTCTCAATTCGGGCGAGTGGGGCCGTGTCAATGACCTTAACCTTTACAACATTTTCGACCTTAGAGATCCGAGCAGCTATGGAGGTTTAACAAAACTGTTCGGCGAAGAGGGTGCTGACAAAGTCTTTGCGGCAACTCGAGCGAATGGTGGCACCCCGCCAGTTCGATTCATGACTCGGGATCAGGCGAAAGATTTCATCGAGCGACCAGAAATCGTTTACCACGCGGGTGCTGAGTTCAACGAACCGCGACCCGGCTTGTTCACGCACCCAGAGCGAGAGGTTGTTGAGAAGTTCCAGTCTTCGACCAATGCTCCTCAGCTGCACACTTTTGAGGCGCGACCCCGTAGAGCTGGAACTGAAGAAGATGTTTACCGAGTCGCTCGTCAGCTAGGAATTTACGATCCTGAAATTCCAGTTGGTCAATACCTGGAGCAAGGCGAGAACGCAATATTCCCACAATCAGCTCAAGTTGTTGAAGAGCTGCGCAATCTTGGGTTCGATTCTCTGCGGCTGCAAGATGCAATGAGCAAAAAGCCTTCGCTCGTGGCTCTTGATCCTTCGGTGCTTAGGCGCGTGCCACCAGCCGAAGGCTACGCCAAAGGTGGCGCGGTGCACATGCAGGTGGGTGGTCTCGCCAGCCTCGCACGTCGATTGTTCAAGGCTCCTGTGGCTGAATTGGGCCGTGCCGGGATAATGTCCAAGTCAGGAAAGATCCTCACTGAAACTTTCACACCCGAAGAACTCGAACTGATTCAAAATTCAATCGTGATGTCGCGTCGCAAAACGCTGGATGATCTCGCCGGTGCAGACAAGCGACTCAAATCTGTGCACGAAACCAACCGCACCGGTGCGGCGTCTGGTCCACTGAGGAGCAAACAAGCTCGCGCAGAGCGTGAACCGCAGATGTTCGGCGGTCTTGGTCAAGCGTATGGTTACCTTACACTCGACCCGCTTGCCACGCTGAGTGGCGAACTCAGCCCTCGGTTCCCTACCAAAGGGACTTCCCATATCGTGCCGACCAGCCAGATACCGGAGTATGGAAGGTTCGGTTTGGTGCTGCACCCGGAGCTGCGCGGTCGCACGACTTTCACGATCGACGACTCGCTCGACCGTACATTAGGTTCTAAAACCTATCCAAAGGAAATCCTGAGGTCTATGCCGTACGAAAATTCCGTTGAACCGGGAAGCGTGCTGCATGATTTGGTGACTGATTACGATGCTCTATCGACCAGTATTGTTGAAAACCTGAAAGCGCAGGGGACGCCTCAGTGGAAAATACCAGAAAGACTCGCTGAAGAGCTTGCCAAAATCAATAAACCCGCAACGTTCGCTGATCTGCTCAGGTCTGAAGGGTTGCCACCCATGGATGATGGCAGCGGATACTTCCGACTCCCTCGGCAAATCCCCCGCATGCTTGATAACCCGACCGAGCCTTCACTGTTGTCTTCCGAAATTTATCAACTTGGCAGCGACGACCCAACTCATTTCCGCAACAAACTTCTGCAGCGCGACCCAATGGGTTACGTCGAAGCGCAGGTGCACGGCGACGTCACGCCTGAGAACATACAGCGCATTTACGACTTTGGGTACGAACCGAGCTTAAAAGCTGAAAAGCAAGCCAAGAAGCTCGGAATTGATTACATTCCGCGTCCTCCAGCTGCTTACGATATAATCAAACGCGCAAACCCTCAGACGATGGGTGAGTTTTACCGGCTGGCTGAAGAGCTGGGGGTGCTGCCTAGTTATCTCAAAGGTCGCGAATCCGACTCGCCCATGCTGCCGTTCGGCGGCAACTACGCCAAAGGCGGCAAGGTTTCCACCAATCCGTTCGATCACCTGATTTAACCAGAATACACCATGCCTGAAATGCCGATCCCCGACGAGACGCAAGAGCCCCAAGCTGGACCCGAAGACGAGGGCGGCATCGTCTTCGACCTTGACGACGAGTTCGCGGAGGTCGAAGAGCAACCCGACGGGTCGGCGATCGTCCGCATGGACGAGTTCAAAGGTCCCAAAGAGGATCAGGACTTTTATGCCAATCTGGCCGAGGAAATGCCCGAGTGGGAGTTGAGCAAGATCGCGTTGCGCTACCTCGACATGTTCGACAAAGACCGCGAGTCGCGCAAAGAGCGCGACAAGCAGTACGAAGAGGGTCTGAAGCGCACCGGCTTGGGCAATGACGCACCCGGCGGCGCAATGTTCGTGGGTGCGAGCAAGGTTGTGCACCCGGTGATGGCCGAGGCATGCGTGGACTTTGAATCTCGCGCGATCAAAGAGCTTTTCCCGCCAGACGGTCCAGTGCGCACTCAGGTGCTTGGCGAGGACGACGAGCAAGCCGAAGCTCGTGCAGAACGCAAACGCGACTTCATGAACTGGCAGCTCACAGACCAGATCGTCGAGTTCCGGGACGAGCAGGAGCAGTTGCTCACTCAGCTACCGTTGGGCGGGTCGCAATATTTCAAGCTCTGGTACGACGAGCGGCTGCGTCGCCCCTGTGCAGAGTTCGTCCCGATCGACAACATGCTCATTCCGTTTTCGGCTGGCAGCTTTTACACCGCACAACGCGCCACGGAAGTCCACGACATAACGCAGCAAGAATTCGACAACCGCGTCGAATCTGGCTTGTATCGCGACGTGCGTGTGATCCGGGCGACGAGCGAGCCCGAACCGACTGGTCCGGAAAAGGCGAACGAGAAGATCGAAGGGCTGTCTTATTCAGACAACGAAGACGGCATGCGCCGAGTGTATCACTCGTACGTGTACATGGCTGTTGACGACGACAAGCACAGCAAAGGCGAGATCGCTCCGTACATCCTGATGATCGACGAGCTGGATTCCGAGGTGCTCGGCATTTACCGCAACTGGGAAGAAGGCGACGAGGCGATGACGAAACTCGACTGGGTTGTCGAGTTCAAGTTCATCCCATGGCGCGGAGTGTACGCCATCGGTTTGCCGCATCTGATCGGTGGTCTGACCGCCGCGTTGACAGGCTCCTTGCGTGCGCTGCTCGACACCGCGCACATCAACAATGCGGCGACGATGATCAAGCTCAAAGGCGCGAAGATGTCGGGTCAGTCGCAGCAGGTCGAAGTCACGCAGGTGACCGAGGTTGAAGCCGCTCCCGGCGTGGACGACATCCGCAAGATCGCGATGCCGATGCCGTTCAACCCGCCTAGCCCGGTGCTGATGGAGCTGCTCGGCTGGCTCACCACCGCTGCAAAGGGTGTGGTCACCACGTCTGAGGAAAAGATCGCAGACGTTACGTCCAACTCCCCGGTCGGCACCACTCAGGCCCTGATCGAGCAGGGGGCGGCGGTGTTCTCGGCGATCCATGCTCGGTTGCATGAGAGCCAGAAACGAGTGCTGAAAGTGCTCGGACGGATCAACCGCTGGTACCTGGACGACATGCGCAAAGGCGACGTAGTCGTCGAGCTCGACATAAAGCGTGAGGATTTCAACCGCAACACCGACGTGGTGCCGGTTAGCGACCCGCATATCTTCTCTGAAACGCAGCGCATGGCTCAGAATCAGGCGGTGCTGGCGCTGAGCGAGAAGTTCCCGCAGCATTTCGATCAGCGAGCGGTGCTGCAGCGGATCATGAAACAGATGAAAATTCCGAATGTGTCTGAGTTGATGCCTTCGGTTTCGGAACCGATCGAGATCAACGCAGCCGAAGAGAATGCCGCGATGTGTATAGGGCGTGCCGCGTTCGCTTACCCGCATCAAAATCAGCTCGCACACCTGCAAGCGCACTTGGATTTCGCGCTCGATCCACTTTTAGGCGCGAACCCAATCATTGCTCCTTCGTTTTTGCCCAAATTCCTTGAGCACCTCAAGCAGCATCTGATGCTTTGGTACCTCGGGCATATGAATGGATACGTGGAAAAGTCGCTCGGCAAGCCTGTCAAAGACTACGACATCGCCGGAGTTACGGGCGAAGTCGACAAATTGTATGCGCTGGCTTCCCAATTGACCAAAGAGGATGTGAAAGAATCGTTCTCGAACGTCATGCCCGCACTCGCTCAGATCATGCAGATGATGCAGCAGCTCATTCCTAAGCCTCCGATGGACGCTGGCGACCAAGTCATATTGCAAACTTCCATGGCTGAGACTCAACGTCGAGCTGCCAAAGACCAAGCCGACATCGCGCTGCAGACCGAAAAGCTCAAAGCAGACATGTTGGCGAAGAATCGGCAACAGCAAATCGACATCGCGCTCAATGCGTCAGACCGTTTGACCGAAGAGCGCATAAAATCCGCAGAACTGACGCACGACGCGGCTGTTTTGCAACACGAGCAGCAACAAACTGCTCTCGCCGCGCAACAAAGCGCACAAGCCGCCTTAGGAGGGCAAAATGTCTATCAGTGATCAAGAGCAAATGAGCCAGTTCGTTCGTCAGCGCAAACGCATGGCGATGGGCGAAAAGCTCGACGGCACTTCTTATGCGCCGAAAGGTGGCGCAAAACCCACCGAAAAAAAGGCTGGAGGCTTGGCTAGCGCCAAGAAAAAATAATGCGTTATGTCAGCGACTTCATCGGTGCGGTGGAAGCTGAGCGCAAGAAACTCTCCGATGGGTTGACAGCGGGGTATGTCCAAGACTTCAACGCTTATACCCGCATCGTAGGGCAGCACCAAGGGCTCGGGAGAGCTCTGGAAATTTTGAAACACCTCTTAGAGGAAGAAAACGATGATGAACAGCCAAAGCGGGGCAGCTTCGAATGAAGCAGCGTTGCAGGAAGCATTTCCTGCAGTTGATCCCGGTGCGGTTCCAGTGGGTGGAAGGATTCTCGTGCAGTGGCGAGCTGCTAAGAAAACCGTTACATCGACCGGGATCGTGTTGATCGAAGAGACAAAAGAAACCGAAAAGTGGAACAATCAGGTGGCCAAGGTCATCGCGATGGGTCCGCTGGCTTTCAAAAAACGCGACACGCTCGAACCGTGGCCGGAAGGCAGCTGGGTCGACGTGGGTGATTTCGTCCGCATGCCAAAATGGGGCGGCGACAGGTGGGAAGTACCGTACGGGAACTCTGAAGACGGGGAAACGGCACTTTTCAGCGTGTTCAACGATCACGAGGTCATTGCAAAAGTGACGGGTGATCCCTTGAAAGTGAAGGCATTCCTATGAACTCATCAGAAAAATTGGATCTCCAAGTTTCAGAGGGCAACGATGGATCAGCAGTCGTCTCAGTTGTCGAACCTGGATTTCCCAACAACAACGTGGATTCAGATAATCAAGAATCCTCGCAGAGCTCTGAGCACTTCGACAACGGAGCAGATAACATTCCGGATATTGACCCGGAACGCGAAGCAATCCGTTTGGCTCGACGCGAGGAGCGACAGCTCAAAAAGCAGATTCACAAGGCAAAAGCAAGCGAGTCCAACCATCTGATCACCGCTCTGCGGCGGCAAAATGAGCAGATGGCAGAACGTCTTTCTGTGCTTGAAAAACGCACGGCGGGTTCTGACCTTGCGCGGCTCGATAAAGCGATCGAAGACGGTCATTTGAAACTTCAGTACGCAAAACTGAAGATCAAAGAAGCCACCGAGATGGCCAATGGCGCTGCGCTGGCCGACGCTCAAGAGCAATGGTACGAAGCTCGGCGGCAGGTGGAAGCTCTCGACGCACTTAAGAAAAAAGTCGTCTCCGAGCCTCAGCAAAAGAACGTTCCGCAAACACCCGACCCAATGCTCAAGCGGCACGCCGGGGATTGGATGGCGCGCAACGATTGGTTCGACCCTGAAGGCAAGGACACCGACAGCCAGATCGCCACAAAGATCGACGAGTCTTTGGTCAACGAAGGTTGGGATCCGAAAACTCCTGATTATTGGGACGAACTCGACAACCGCTTAACGAAATACTTGCCGCACAGGTATAATGCAAAGAATGAGGACAAGTCCAACTTTAGGAGGCCCCGATCGGTGGTTACAAGTTCAGGCAATGACGCTCGGTCGACGACCAAGTCGAACGAGTTTTACCTGTCGCCCGAGCGAGTGAAAGCCATCAAAGATGCTGGTCGTTGGGATAACATGGCTGAGCGCAAGAAAATGATCATGCGTTATGCTGAATACGACCGTATGTCAAACAATCGGAGCTAATCAAATGAGAGACGAACGCCTCAAAAAGAATCTACTCGCCGGAAACCGTGAATCCCGCGCATCGCAGGATAGACAAGGTGTCGACGAGGAGTTGGAAACAGCGCAGGAACGTCGTAGAATGTTCCGTAATGAGTGGATCCAAGAATCACTCCCGAAACCTCCGGCCATTCCGGGGTATCACACATGTTGGCTTTCATCCACCAATGGGTACGACCCAATTCACAAGCGTCTGCGCATGGGGTACACCCCGGTGCTACCCGAGGATGTTCCCGGTTTTGAATCCTACAAGGTCAAAGCTGGTGAGCACGTTGGGTACATCGCATGCAACGAGATGCTGCTTTACAAGCTACCACAAGACGTCTACCAGAACATCATGGAAGAGTTGCACCACTGGGCTCCTCAGGACGAAGCGGACAAAATCCGCGTCCAAGCCGAGAACCTACAGGGTGCCCGTGACAGTAATGGCCGTCGGTTGGGGCAGGTGGAAGGAGAAGGCATGAATGATTTGAACAAACCCATGCCCGTTCCGGTTTTTACCTGACGGATTCGAACATCTTATGGAGTTATAAGCAATGAGTGCTACTAATGCTCCGTTCGGCATGCGTCCTGCGTTCCATCCAACAGGTCTGGACCGCGCAGCGGCGCTCACCGACGGTATCGCTTCGGGATACGCTACGGCTATTCTGAAAGGTCAACCCGTTAAATACGACACCAACGGCAACATCGTTGTCGCGGCTGCTGGCGACGCGTTCGTCGGTTGTTTTGCTGGTGTGCAATGGACTGACACCACTGGCCGTTTCCGCGTCAGCAACAACTGGCCTGCAAACACCGCCTACGTCACTGGGTCTTGCACAGCGTTTTTCTACAACGATCCCAACATCGTTTACGAAATTCAGGCTGACGGATCTTTGGCTCAGACCTCGATCGGGGACGAAGCCAACCTGAGCAACACGACCGCTGGTTCCACGACCACTGGTTTGTCTCAGGCGACGCTTTCGACGACTCTGGCAGGTGCTAACGCACAGGCTCAGATGCGTATCGTCGATTTGGCCCCCTATGTTGACAATGCATGGGGAGATACCTACACCGTTGTACGCTGCACGATCGCGAAGTTCCAGTTCGCACAGATCTACACAGCCGCCAACACTGCAGCCTACCCGGTTGCAATCTAAAGGAGGCTAAGCGATGGCAGCCCCAATGCGCAGTACGGACTTCCGGAGCATCGTTGAGCCAATCCTCAACGAATGCTTCGATGGAGTCTACGACCAACGCAAAGACGAGTGGTCGCGGGTTTTCCGCGAGGAAAATGGTATCCCGAGAAATTACCACGAAGAGCCAGTCCTGTACGGGTTTGGCGCAGCACCAGCATTGCCCGACGGAACTCCGGTTTCGTACCAGCAAGGCGGCGTGCTCTTCCTGCAGCGTTACGTCTACCAAGTGTATGGTTTGGCGTTTGCGCTCACCAAAGTTTTGGTGGAAGACGGCGACCATATCCGCATCGGTCAGGTTTACGCTAAGCACCTCGCACAGTCTCTGATCGAGACCAAAGAGACTCTTAGCGCGAACGTCCTGAACCGTGCGTTCAACTCATCGTATGTTGGTGGTGATGGCGTTTCTCTGATCAACACTTCGCATCCGATCGTGAACGGCACATTCAGCAACCAGTTGACCACCGCCGCGAACTTGAGCCAGACGTCTCTCGAGCAGATGCTGATTCAGATTCGCCAAGCTGTGGACAACAACGGCAAGAAAATCCGTTTGGTTCCCCGCCAGTTGGTGGTGGCTCCAGGAAACATTTTCCAAGCCGAAGTGTTGTTGAAATCAGTTCTGCGTGCTGGTACCGCAAACAACGACATCAACCCAGTCAAATCGATCGGGCTGCTGGACGAAGGTGCTGCGGTTCTTTCGCGTCTGACCAATGCCAACGCATGGTGGGTCGAGACTGATGCTCCAGAAGGCATGAAACTTCTTATGCGTCGCGCTCTCGAGAAAACCATGGAAGGTGACTTTGAAACCGATTCGATGCGCTACAAAGCCACCGAGCGGTATCAAGTGGGCTGGACCGATCCACGCGCTATGTACGGCACCCCAGGGGTGTAATCGAACGGGGGGCGACGAGCCCCCCGTCGCCTATTCAACGTATTCGTCAAGCTTTTCAAGGAGAAGACGATGCCTCAGTTTTCAGATGACCTTTTCCTAGGTCCCGCAATCACTTACATGGGTACGGGTATTCGCCCGTATTCGACGACTGTCGCAGGTACGATCTCGACCACGACTTTGAATGTCACCCAGCTCCTGCAAGGCGCACCGCTGCAGGTCGGGATGTACGTCGATGGTACGAGTGTCACCAACGGCACCTACATCACTGCGTTTGGTACAGGCACTGGTGGGGTTGGCACTTACACCCTCAGCGCTTCCTCGACAGTTTCAACCACGACGACTCTTACCGCTCACGGCAATATCAATTTCGACAATCCGTCGCCGATGGATCTTGGTGTTGGTCCTCTTGGCCGAACCTACGTGTGGGATATCATTCCTCAGGCGCTGGTTGCGAATAACATCGCAGCGTCGCAGACCCCAGCGGCAGCTGGCGCGTTGACGTTGACCGCTGGCACCTCGGTGAAATCGGTCACGACTAATGCTGGCGTTACCGCGCTGGCGTTGGATGTTCCGCGTGCAGTTAGCGTCACGACTTCCACGGCTGCGGCCACCACGTTGGCTGGCGTCGCGATCACCGGCACTGGTGGACAGATCTCGTTTACGTCGCAGTCTGGATTGGTTTCCGGACAGCGTTTGACGATTTCGGGCACTCTGGGTGGTACAGGCTCAATCACTGGCTACACGAACCCGACGACTTACATCCTAACGGCTGTCACGTCTACCACAGCTACCTTGACTACGACGGCGGGTGCGGCGGTGGTTACCACGGCGGGTACTCCTACTGGTCTCACCTACACGTTGGGTGTTGCGCCTGTGACCGTCACAGTCTCTGGGTACGACTATTACGGTCAAGCCATGAGCGAGGCGATCACCTCAAGTGCGGCGGTCAGCACGGCGGTCACCGGTCTGAAAGCGTTTTATCTGGTTACTTCGGTTTCGGTAAGCGCAGCGACAGGCACAGCATTGACGGTAGGCACGGCAGACGTTTTCGGATGCCCCGTGCGGTTTTTCGACAAGTCCTACGTGATCCGGTATGGTTGGAACAATGGTACCACTGACGACACGTCGGGCACGTTGACTGTCGCCGATACTGCCACTGCTACGACCACCACCGGTGACGTTCGTGGAACTTTTGCTCCGAGTTCGGCGGCTGATGGGATCAAACGCGCAGTCGTGACGCTCGCTCTGCCGGCAATCGCAGTCGGTCCTAATGCAACCCGAGTTGGCGCTTTGGGCGTCACGCAAGCCTAAAGGAGGCTGAAATGGGTCAGTTCAAACCAATGGTCAAAATGATGACCACAGAACCCACAGTGGAGCTAAAGCTCAAACGGGGTGGTAGCGCCACGCACGAGCGAGCCAAAGCCGAAGGTGGACGCGTGCCTTCCGGCATGATGGGCTCAAAGGGCATCAAGTCGGGTGGGAAAGCGGTCAAAAAGGCTGACGGAGGCGCTCTAGGGACCATGGCGCCAGCTATGGGTAACCCTGCAGCTGCACGCGCTATGGCAGCACGCCGTATGGCCCGTACAGCTCCTCCAATGGGACCAACTGCAGCTGTGGGTCGCCCCCCGATGCCGATGGCTACTCCAGCTGGAGCAATGGCTCGTCCGCCAATGATGAAAAAAGGTGGAAAAATGGACCTGTCGCAAGACAAGGCCATGATCAAAAAAGCCTTCAAACAGCACGACATGCAGGAGCACAAGGGTGCTAAGGGCACTAAGCTAAAGCTCAAAGACGGTGGCGCGGCGATTGATTCCGCAATGACCAAGACTACGGTCGAGGGCAATGCAGGAAAATTCGCCAAAACTATGGTTGTCGACGGCGACAAATCTGACCGCGCTAGTGGCACCGGGTCTGTCAAAGAAAGCAACGCTGGCGGCTACAAAAAAGGTGGCCGCGCAATGTGCTACGGCGGGAAAATGGCCACTGGTGGCGCGATTCCTTCCGAGACCATTCGTGGCAAACCTTCGAAGACTATCGTCGACCAAGGCAAACCCGACCGTGCTCACGGCACCGGCGCTGTTAAGATGGGCAATGCTGCTGGGTTCAAAACTGGCGGTGTAATGGAGTCAAACGCTGGCGGCTATAAGCGGGGAGGGTCCCCCGTAAAAAAGTTTGCTAGGGGCGGCGGGGTGCAAGACGATGGCGCGGCAGTGAAAATGCCTCAAGGTCGTAAGCCACCTTCCTCCCCGGTTGCGATTTCCGAGCTCTCGGGCACGTTCAAACGCGGCGGCAAAGTTTGTTAAGAACAGGGGCTTCGGCCCCTGTCTTTATTGGAGATTAGGATGGGAACGTATTCTTCAGCGACTCGGCAAGGGGCGTTTGAACCGTTTGATTTGCAAGTTTTGCGCGGTCAAGTAGACGGGCACACTGCTGTATTCGTATCTGGTTTCAACGCGACTGTTGGAACTTCATACGAAACAATTTGGAGCGAAAGCACGGTTTATTCGTACCCTGCAAGTGCGTCGGTTATGACCATTTCAAGTTCTAGCGCAAATGACACTTCGGCTGGGACTGGTGCGAGAACTGTTACGATTTACGGACTTGACGGTAGTTACAACCAAATAAACGAGACTGTGTCGTTGAATGGTCAGACTGCTGTTAACACAACCAATTCGTTTTTGCGTGTACTGCATTTGACGGTTAACACGGCGGGTTCTGGCGGTGCGGCGGCTGGAACAATTTACGCCGGCACCGGCGCTGTAACAACAGGCAAACCTGCAAACGTATATAGCGCTTACACAGCAGATGGCGGGTCAACTGCGTGCATTTACACCATTCCCGCTGGCTATACAGGATATATTTTTGATTTCCTTGTTTCTTCTGGGATCACAACCGCAAATGCATATTCAAGCATAGGTTTGTACGGCAGACCATACGGTGGGGTGTTTGACAACACGATCCAAGGACGTTGCGCCAACGGCGGTGCTTTTACAATTCCTCTGAATTATCCAATTTATTTTAGCGAAAAGTCTGACATTGAAGTGCGTGCGTTAAGTTCAACTGCGGGTGCAAATGTAACGGCCAACTTCAGTATTCTTCTTGTTAAGAACCCTGACTAATCATGCCAAGCAAATCACCAGCCCAACACCGCCTCATGGAGGCGGTTGCGCACAATCCGGGGTTTGCCAAAAAAGTCGGCATTTCGCAAAAAGTCGGCAAAGAGTTTGCCAAAGCTGACGAAGGCAAGAAGTTCAAAGGCGGCGGTTTGTACGCCAACATCCACGCTAAACAGCAACGTATCGCCGAAGGGTCTGGCGAGAAAATGCGCAAACCCGGTGCACCCGGTGCCCCGACTGCAAAAGCATTCCGTGAGTCTGCTAAGACTGCAAAGATGAAAAGTGGTGGTCCGGTGCTTTCGGTCGGTCGCGGTGAGAAATTGCCTGTTTCTCAAGGTGCAGGTCTCACTGCAAAAGGAAGAGCGAAGTATAATAACGCCACTGGCCATCACCTCCAAGCTCCTCAGCCTGAAGGTGGACCAAGGAAGAGATCGTTCTGCGCTAGGATGAGTGGGATGCCAGGACCTATGAAAGACGACAAAGGTCGTCCGACTAGGAAAGCTGCTTCGTTAGCTCGATGGAAGTGCTAAATGTCGACGTCCGGCACTGTTGGTCAGACTGTAATCAATGTTCAAACCCTGATCGATCACGGGGCGCGACGTTGTGGAAAGCTCGCGGAAGAGCTCACTAACGAGCAGATTCTTTCCGCGAAACAAAGTCTTTACTTTCTGCTTTCGAACCTGATCAACATCGGGATCCAGTACTGGGCTGTAGACAAAATCGTCCTAGGGACCAAACCTGATCAGCAGATTTATTACCTCCCAGTTGGGTCGAACGATGCACTGAACGTGCTGTATCGCACCATGAACCGTCCGGTCGGGTCGTATTCGACTTCTGCTGGTGGTGTGGTGGCGAACGTGTACGATGGGAACGTAGATACCTACTGCCAGCAGACTTCCGCAAACGGTAACATCTCGGTAAACTACGGCACTGCCAACCCGATTTATGCCGGGTCGATCGGCTTTTTGCCGTACATCGCTGGTGGCGGATCCGCGACTTGGTCGATTACATTAGAGTACTCGATCGATGGCACGACTTGGTTGACTTTGGACAACCTCGGTTCGATCGCGGTCACTGACAATCAGTGGGTCTGGACAGACATCGATCCAGGTCAGAATGTGATTTATTACCGGATCCGTGCATATTCCGGCACCACGCTGGCGCTGCGTGAGTTTTACATCGGAAACAATGCGCGGCTCATCCAAATGTCGCGACTCAACCGCGACGATTTCACGAACATACCGAACCAGAACTTTACAGCCAATCAACCCTATCAGTTCTGGTTCAACCGCACAATCCCGCAGCCTCAGTTGCAGCTCTGGCCAGTGCCTTCCGACGCATTCGTGCAGATTGTGATCTGGTATTCGCGGCAGATCCAAGACGTTGGCTCGATGACGGACGAGCTCGAGATTCCTCAGCGTTGGTATGAGGCGGTGCAGATGATGTTATCACACCGCATGTCGCTCGAACTCCCTGCGGTGCCGCTTGACAGAGTCCAGTATCTTGAAGTGCAAGCTGAGAAATATCTCGCCTTAGCTGAATCGGAAGAGCGCGATCGTTCGCCGATTTATCTCGCTCCGAACATCGCGGTGTACACACGATAATGCCTCGATTCCTCGACACTCACGGGCTGGCTAGTCTTGCGATTGCAGTGTGCGATCGATGCAAGATGAAGCGCACGTTCGTTTCTTTGGGGCCAGACCCAAATTTTCCCGGTCTTCGGGTGTGCGATCAGGGATGCCGTGACCAGTACGATCCGTACCGTTTACCCGCTCGGAAAACCGAGCGAATCAATCTCCGTTTCCCTCGTCCGGATGTGAGTGTCGCTGCGAATGATGACTACTTGATTACCACCGGCGGTAACGAGTTCTACATCTCGACGCAGCAGAACACCGACAATCCCGAGACGAACGGGAATAACGACACCATCGCACCGAGCCCGATCTAATGTCAGCACAAGTCACGATCACGCAACTGCCGGTCGCTGGAGCTATCACCGGGACCGAATCTGTTCCCATCGTGCAAAACGGGGTGACGGTTCAGACCACCACCGGTGCGATCGCGGCTTCTCCTGCTCAGACGCAGACTTTCTTGACGGTAAATCAGGAACCGTCGCTCGCTAACAGCCGTCGGCTCGGCGCGACGAATGGGTTGACACTCACAGACGGTGGCGCTCAAGGTGTGCTTAATGTCACGACCACTGGCGCTCTGCTGTCTTTGGTGAGCTCCGGCACCGGATTGCAGGTGAAGACCAGTTCCACCGCGCTAACCTCGCGCTCGATCGCGGTCGGTAGTAATGGGATCTCGATTACGAATGGCGACGGGATCTCTGGGAACCCTACGCTGTCCCTGACTGGTCAGGTCCTCGGGTTCGCTAATGCCAGTGCAAACGGGTTGGTAACCTTGAGCACGGGCGGTACGGTATCGAGCACCCAGATCGCGGGCACTTCGAGCCAAATCGTCGTTACGAATGGTAACGGGATCAGCGGTAGCCCGACGATCTCGATAAGCGACAACGTCGTCCTCCCCGGCACGGCCTCTGCTACGATTCCTTTGGGTACCACCGCGCAACAGGTGGGAGGGTCGCAGGGTCAGATTCGGTTCAACACCGATACGCAGACTTTTGACGGGTACTCTTCTGGTTCCTGGAGGCAGTTCTCGACTGCAGGTGGAGTTACCACTTTCAGCGGCGGCACGACGGGTCTTCTGCCCAGCTCCGCGCAGTCCGGAGCCATTACTCTCAGCGGCACTCTTAATGTAGCAAATGGTGGTAGCGGGGCGACTACGCTCACTGGATATTTGGTTGGAAACGGGACGAGCGCGTTCACTGCTGTGGCCACGATCCCTAATGCGGGGCTCACGAATAGCTCGATCACGATCGGCTCGACTTCGGTTTCCCTCGGTGGCACGCTCTCGACCTTTTCTGGCACGACCATAAGTGGTGCATCGAACACACTGTCGAATATCGGAAATGCGTCGCTCACGAATAGCTCGATCACGATCAATGGGTCGACGGTCTCGCTGGGCGGCACGACTACAGTCACTGCGACGTCAACCGGCACGCTCACTATTGGCACTGGGTTAAGCGGGACCTCGTATAACGGTGCGTCGAATATCACGATCGCCATAGATGCGACGGTGGCCACGCTTTCTGGCACGCAAACGCTGACGAATAAAACGATCAGTGGGTCGTCGAATACGCTTACCAATATCGCCAATGGTAGTCTGACGAATTCGTCGATCACGATTGGCAGCACGGCGGTAAGCCTCGGCGGGACAATCACGACCCTTACTGGCACGTCAATCAATGGGTCAACCAATACCCTGACGAACATTGCCAATGGCAGCCTCAGCAACTCGTCGCTGACGATTGGATCGACCGCAGTCTCGTTAGGTGGTACTGCATCGACGTTGGCCGGACTAACTTCAGTGGCGGTTACAGCTGATCCGACCACCGCATTGCAGCTGGCCACCAAGCAGTATGTAGATGGACTCGTCTCGACCGGCATCGCTTACCACCAGCCAGTACAAGTGGCGACGACGCAGAGTCTTGCGGCCCAGACCGGCGGCACGGTCACTTACAACAATGGGTCTTCGGGGGTCGGTGCGACGATCACGCTGTCGGTGGCCTTGACGGTGTTAGATGGTTATACACTGCTCAACACAAATCGGATACTGGTCAAGAACGAAGTAAACCAAGCCTACAACGGCGTCTACACATGGGCCACTGGCGGTACGGTTCTCACCCGTTCGACCGACACAAATTCCTATGGTCCTGGAACAACGCAGCTGAGCGAAGGCGACTACTTCTTCGTCCAGAATGGGACGGTGAATGCTGGAAGTTCATACGTCTGTTCGACGATTGGTACGATTACGTTTGGCACGACCGCGATTACATTTGCTCAGTTCAGTACATCTCAGATTTACACCGGAACCTCCCCGATCAGCATATCGGGCACGGTCATTTCGTTATTGACCGTTCCTGCGACTTCCGGAGGCACCGGCACAGCGACGGTAGCGACTGGTGATTTGCTTTACGGTTCGGCGACGAACACTTGGTCGAAGCTTACGGCGGGTACGAACGGATACATCCTGACGCTGGCTTTAGGGGTTCCGACGTGGTCAGCGGCACCTGCGACGGGGGTAACTACCTTCAGCGCTGGATCGACCGGCCTGACGCCGAATACAGCCACTTCTGGGGCGGTTACACTTGCCGGGACGTTGGCGATAGCGAATGGCGGGACTAATTCCACAGCGACCCCGACTGCCGGTGGTGCTGGTTATGGAACGGGAACCGCTCACGCTTATACTGCGGCTGGGACGGCGGGTCAGGTCTTATTATCTAACGGTTCAAGCGCCCCGACTTGGTCTGGCGTTTCTGGAGGCACTTTCTGATGGCTGCTACTAATTACACCCCGATTTCGCTGTACTACAGTTCGACTTCGACCAACACACCATCAGCCGGAAATCTGGTTTATGGCGAGTTGGCGATCAACATCGCGGACGGAAAGCTGTTTTACAAGAACCCCAGCAACGTAGTCACGCTTCTTGCGGTGGCTGGTGGTGCGATCACGCCGATCACCAACAACGGGGTGGTTTACATCAACGGCTCTGGTCAGGCAGTCAGTGGGTCGGTCCTGACGTTTGATGGTGCGCAACTTGGTGTTAACGGCATCACCGTGGGCCGTGGTGCTGGCGCTGTGGTTTCAAATACTGCGGTTGGTTCTAGTGCTTTAGTCGGCTCAAATAGTGGTTCTGGAGAAAACACCGCTATTGGTGCTAATTCTCTTTTTACTAATACAACGGGCGCATATAACACTGCTGTTGGTAGTTCGTCAATGTATAGCACAACTACAGCACAATCAAATGCCGCTATTGGTAAAAATACGTTGTACTACAACACCAGTGGTTCTCTAAATGTGGCGATAGGTCAGTCCGCACTTCAATCCAACACCACCGCTTCTAACAACACTGCTGTTGGTTATCAGGCGGGATACAGCAACACGACTGGCGCATACTCAACTTTGATTGGAATGACTGCGGGTCTTACAAACACCACCGGTCAGCTTACAGGCGTTGGCGCTCAGGTATTAAAAAGCAACACTACTGGTACAAGTAATGCTGCTTTTGGTGTAAATACGTTGTTTAGCAATACCACAGGAAATCAGAACTCCGCTTTTGGTGAAGGCGCACTCTACTCAAATACCACCGCCTCCAACAACACTGCTGTTGGTTATCAGGCGGGGTATAGCAACACGACTGGTGGCGTAAACACATTCTTGGGAACTAGGGCTGGCTATACCCAAGCAACAGATGGCGCAACTTACATTGGTTACCAAGCGGGTTACAGCGCAAGTGCGTTAATCAATACATTCGTTGGATACAACGCAGGTTATTACGTAACTTCCGGTGCAAAAAACACCATCCTCGGCGGCTACAACGGAAACCAAGGTGGCCTCGACATCCGCACAGCGTCGAACTACATCGTGCTCTCAGACGGTGATGGGAATCCACGGGAGGTGTACAACAGTTCTGGTGCGCTAGGTCTCAATGGCCCGAACTACGGCACCAGCGGTCAGGTCTTGACCTCGAATGGTTCTAGCGCGGTGCCGACTTGGACGACCATTTCGGCTGGATCTGCCGCTACGCCCACATCGTTGGGCACGGTTTACGGACGTTCGCTCACCGGTGCTCCATACACAACCAGTTTAGGGTACCAAGCTGCCAATAGCACCACGACCAACAGCAATACAGCGGTTGGGTACCAAGCAATGTACACTAACTCAACCGGCGTAAACAACGTCGCGTTGGGATTTCAGACGCTTTATTATAATACGTCAGGGGCCAGTCTCACAGCTTTAGGGAATTACGCACTTTTACAAAACACAACTGGAACTAATAACACTGCTGTCGGTCAAAGCGCTTTATCGCTTAATACCACAGGCGTTGCAAACATCGCTATTGGAGATGCTTCACTTTACACTAATACTACCTCTTCATACAACGTAGCAATCGGGTATCAAGCTCTCTATTTGGCCTCTCCTGCGGTCAGTGGGTATGCGGGTGAGACTGTCGCTATTGGTTATCGAGCGTTTTATAACCTAGGTAGTACGGCTGGTAATGGGTGCGGCGGTTGTGTTGCCATAGGATCAAACGCGGGTTACAGCACCAGTGCAATTGGTAATGGCGGGTATTGTACGTTCGTTGGTTACAGTGCGGGTTATAATGACACCAGTGGGTACGCCAATACTTTTATCGGAGCAAATGCGGGGCGTGGAAATACCGTTGCTTCTGGAACTGTAGCTATTGGTTACGGGGCCGGAAGACAGTCAGTTGGACCCGGAGGAGGAAACTGCACGTTTGTAGGAAATGGTGCTGGAGGTACTAACTCTTCAAACGATAATACTTACATTGGTGTTTGCGGCAGTGGTAACGACGGTGGCGAAAATGTTTTCCTTGGTACTTACGCTGGAGCGGCCAGCACTGCAATTGGCAATTCTGTACTTCTTGGCTGTCAGGCTGGTTATAGTATAACGACTGGTTCGTACAATCACGCGGTTGGTTACGCAGCGCTTAGGTCTGTAACCACTGGCGTTGGAAACGTAGCCCTCGGTTTCGGCGCTGGCCAAGCCGGGACCTCTGTGACCACTGGCAGTTACAATATTTATGTCGGTCAAAATGTGTCCTGTTCGAGCGCGACTAACAGTAATGAAATCGTAATAGGAACGAATTCCGGGTCTAACGTGGCAGGGAAGGGCAGTAGCACTGGGTTCATCACGCCGGCTGGCGGTGGTGTTTATCAGGGTAACAATTCAAGCACTTGGTCCCAGACTTCTGACCAGCGCCTTAAAAAGAACATCATGGACAATACCGATGGTCTGGCTAAGATCGAAGGTATCCGCATCCGTAACTTTGAGTATCGGCTCCCAGAAGAGGTGGATTCAGAACTCAAACCTACAGATGCCATCAAAAAACCCGGAGTTCAATTGGGCGTTATCGCTCAAGAACTCCAGCAAGTATTGCCAGACTGCGTTAAGCAGGAAAGCACCGGTGTCCTGTCGGTGGACTCAGATAACCTTACATGGTATCTGGTTAATGCCGTCAAGGAACTTTCAGCCAAGGTCGCAAGTCTTGAATCTCAACTCAAAGGAGTCTAATCGTGAAATTTGTTCCAGATCCCACTGCGGAAGAAATCGTTCAACACTACAAAGCCGCTATGGATTCAGTGAACCTGATCAACGGTGGCAAGCCAACATTCATGTCGGATGCTGAATGGGCCGATTGCATCAAGCGCAACAAAGAGCATCTGACGCTTATGATCGCCAAGGACTTCTGGACTACGGAAGACCTCACCCCACTGCGCAACGCCGCCGCCTAAAGGATTACACATGGAAAACGCAACCGTATCTGTCGCCTTACTGAACGCCATCCTCCAGTACTTGGGCAATCGTCCATGGGTGGAAGCGGACCCGCTGATTAAGGGCATCCAAAAAGAAGTGGAGGCTCAGTCAAAACCGCCAGCACCCGTCGAGCCTGAAAATGGCTGAGAAGTGGATTCAGTCTGCAATCAAGAAGCCGGGAGCGCTGCGGTCTGCCCTTGGGGTAAAGGGTGACAAACCCATCCCTGCCAAGAAATTGGACAAGGCAGCCAAGGCGCCCGGCAAACTTGGCCAACGTGCGCGGCTGGCCAAAACTCTGAGAGGCTTTGATTGAGATGGCTGACGTTCACGAGTTGGCTTCAGAGACGGACAAACGTCTGAGTGTTCATGAAGCCATCTGCGCCCAAAGATACGAAAACATCCAAGGGCGGTTTGATGACGGGTCCAAACGCATGGCGCGGATCGAGCACATCCTGTATGTGGTGATTGCGGCGGTGCTGTTTGGCCCCGGAGTGGCGGCTGAATTTTTCAAGAAGGTGTTCGGGCTATGAATTGGGGCGATGTTCTCAAGGCGGTCATCCCAATCATTGTTGCCTCGTTGGCGTGGCTGCTCGGTCAGGTGTCAGAGTTCTCAACTCGATTGACCAAGATTGAGGGGTCGATGCCTGCGCTGATTACCAAGGAAGGTGTGCCAACGGACAGTCCAATCAGCGCTGAACGCCGGCACGTCATGAAAGAAGACATTTACCGGGACATCCATGACCTGCAGGTTCGTGTCAAATTGATGGAAGAACGTCAAAAGGCGAAATGATGGAAGTATTTGAAATCATCCTTAAGGTTTCTCCGGCAATCCTTGCACTGATTACGCTCATCGTTGTTTTGGCCAAGCTGGACTTGCGGGTCGCCGTGCTGGAAGAAAAAGTGAAGACGCTGTTCGACCTTTTTAATAAGAAGCCGCACGATGGCTGACTTTGATCCAGCATTTGAAAAAATGATCCACGATGAGGGTGGGTTCCAATTGACCAACATACCGGGCGACCGGGGAGGGCAAACGTATGCAGGAATCGCCAGAAACGCAAACCCCGACTGGGCCGGTTGGCAGTACATTGACCAGAAAGATTTTGGATCGGCTACGCCCCTTGTCCGAGGCTTTTACAAAGACAATTTCTGGAATCCGATCCGGGGTGACGAACTTAAAGAGCAAGTTATTGCCGAAACAATCTTCAACTTCGGAGTGAATGCAGGGGTTGGACTTGCGATCAAGTTGGCTCAAGTTGTAGCGGGGGCGACTCCAGATGGCGCTATCGGTCCTAAGACTATTGAACGTCTTAATATCTGCACGCCGAAGAACTTCATGGCCTCATACGCGATTGCCAAAATTCAGCGATACGCCAACATCTGCAACAAAGACCGGGGACAGTCCAAGTTCCTCCTCGGCTGGATCAACCGTACCCTGCAAGGACTCAAGTAATGGACCTGATAGGGATCGGGGGGATAATTGAAGGTGTCGGCAAAATCGCTGGTGACCTTATCACGACGGATAAAGAGCGGCTCCAGATGGCGTTGGAGGACCGCAAACTTGACCTTGAGGAAAAACGCATCGATCAGACGACCGATCTGGCTCAGGTCGAGGTCAATAAGATTGAAGCAGGTTCTTCTAGTTTGTTTGTCTCTGGCTGGCGTCCTGCTGTCGGCTGGATTGGGGTTCTGGGTCTGGCTTACCAGTTCTTAGGTTACCCGCTGATGCAGTGGGGCTGGGCTTTCGGGCAGGGGG